ATCCAAGTAGCATCACCCTGCATCCATCCTTTCTCTCCAGCTGTATTTTTAAACTCAAGGCATATCGAATCAGCACGTTTCTTTCCTTTAACGTCAACGCCTAGTGTTTCATCTGGACCATGCCAAAAGTCTACGTGCCTATACCTGTCTGTTTTATAGTCTGTTTTTATTGCATCAGGATGTATGCGAAGCCACCTCTCCTCTGAAAGCTGACCGTTATCCCAAGAATCTTTTAGCTTAGACTTTCTTACTTTCAGAATACTCATCTAGTGATTCTTTAATAATAGATAACTCTTCATTAATAACATTAGACACAGCCTCAATAGAAGATTCTATTATACTGTGGTCAATGATAGGCTGTCCATCTTCATCATGAAGGGACTCATATAAGTCATCTAGTATTTTGTGAGATCTATCACAAGCTAAATGATAATAAAAAGATAGTTTAGATTTCTCCATCTTTAATTGATTGTATTATTTCTTGAATGCATTGATCAACCTGACCTTTATTCTTTGCTAAAAATACAATGTAATTATCCTTCAATCCAACTAAATGTCGTAAAAAAAGTTTCCACCTCATTGGAAAGTCATGATGTGATGGTAGATAACCTTTTGTTTCTATAATCCAGTTATGTTTCTTACCCATAAAGTCTGGAGTATATTTTATAGGAAGCACTACGGATCCCGTCCTATCCGTCATGTGCTTCTTTTTGGTTGTCATTTTAAAGTACTTGTTAGGGAATCTAAATTTTGGCATGAGCTCAAAACTTGTTTGCTCATAGTCGAAAGCTATCCCGTATTCTTTTAACTGGTCAGCGCAATACTTTTCAATAGAACTAGCGTACTTACCTAATTTTTTTTTGCTTTTAGCAGGACGCTTTCTTTTATTTCGCTTCATATAACGAAGTTACTATACAAAATCTCACTTGTCAAGTAAAAAATTAAAATTCATTGTAACAGCGTTATCTGAGTTAATATCAATAGGTTGGAACAGACTACGTGAACTAATCCATGAAGTAAACCCAGTGTGATCTATCCCCATAGTCAGTCGATATGGCTCTTCAATAGGCGTTGGCATGCCACCCGTCTCAGTCTCTCTAACTTTCCTAACGTGTAACTCACTCATTTTGCGTGTGTTATGGTCAGGTGATTGAACCTTTCGATGAATTGTAAGGAAGCAATCTGCTCTGTTTACGAACTTTCCGCCACCCTCTGTATCTTCTGCATAAGGTGCAACAGGTAGTCCATCAGGTCCTTTTCTTCTTTGAGCTTCTGTAACTGCGTGCATGTTTAGCCACACTGCTACATTGTTTGCATTGCTAAATGTAAGAAACTCACTAGCAGCTTCATAGTGATAGTCATGTGTACTTATGTTACTTTTACCCATGTCTAACCTAAGACTATTGTATGGATCAATAAATATAGCATCGACAGGTTTTTGCTTCATTATCTTTTCCATAAATATTAGTAGGTCTGAGTAGCTATACACCTGATTGTTGCTTATAACAGTGAAGTGTTCTTCTACCCACTTGTAAGCTTTCTTTCTTTGAGCGTAAGTCATGTCTGCTACTTTTCTGTTAACAGCGAACTGCATCAAGCTCATCTTAACTGATGCGGTTTTATTCTCTGAAGAATATATAACCCACTTCCAGTTGTGTCGTATTGCAGCATTGACTATGAGGTATAGAGCTGTCGTTGTTTTACCTACATTACTATGACCATTGATAATAAGAAACTCTTTCTTGTATCTAAAATATTCATCAAGATTTACATCACCTGTATCTAAACCTATATCAACATTACCCTGAGCAAAATCATCTATCCACCTGAAGTCTTCATCGTCAGAAGATATGAATGACATGTCTCCATCATTGATAAGTATCTGTCTTTGAGCAGCTTTTTCGTTCTCAATAACCTCACGTATAGGCATCATCTTGCCTTTTTCTATGCCGTCTCTGATAGCTGTCTTAGCAGACTCCTCAGAGTCTATGTCACGTTTAGTTATCTCTCTGAATAAAACTCTTACAACTTCATCCTCCTCCATTCTACCAGCAGCGATATATCCACCACATAACTTAGAGGCCTTTATCAAAGTGTTATGCTTTTCTCCGTCTTCACAGTTACGTATCATGCGAGCCGCAAGGTTCAGCTTCATGTAATCTGTGTACTCGTATGCATCATTCGTTGTTGTTTGGGCTTCAGCAAACTCACTAGAAAACGCACCAAACTTTTTGTAATCATCCTTAATAACTATGTCAGGATCGTGAGATTCAAAGCATGCACGAGATTCGTTTATACCAGATTCATCTAGCTCAAGTCCATATTGCTTATAAAAGTATGTTCGTAATGCTCTGAAGTGATCTCTATGCCTTTCTGGATTTGTTATTTGAACGAGCGCTTTGATCCCGTCACCAGACGGAGATATCCAGCAAGCATATACGTAATCGTCAGTACTAAGGGCAGTCTTGACCGTATCAACTTCAACGTGATCAAAGTCCAGAACAATGTATCCAGAGTGTTCAAACAGCGCCTCGTCAGATCGTTTAGAAAACTCACCACTAAACAATACAACTGGGAGAGACAGCTTTTTATCCTTATGACCATCTCGTACCTGAGATATTATCGAACCAGACTTCCCCGCTTGAATCCTGTTCAGAGCTGTTTCCATTTGTATGTGATGAGGATTCTCCTTCTCGTACACATTTTTGAATATCGTTACTTTCATTGTCGTTTGCAATCATTAATAGGACCATGTATCCAGCACAGTCCAATAGTGTATCCTCTGTCTCATCATTGAGACCTACATTAGCTATTCTTTTTAGCTTATCGTCAAGTCTTATCCTTATAGCTTCGGATGCTTTGAGGGAAGAAAAAATGCCTACAGGGTTCAAAGCTGAATCCCCGTAAGCATCGTTCTTCTGTATAAGCAAGTCCTCAATCTCTTGACATTTTAATTTTATTTTTTCCTTTGTGTTCATCTGTTGTTACTTGAGATCGTGATAACTCCACACTCTCCAATATCTCACGTATGATAACCTCTTTATTCTTTGCCTTTGGTGTAAAGTATTTATCACGTAGGCGGTGCATAGTTCTGTCATCGTAGCGCATGATATCGGATGGTGTGTCGAATACAGTGACTATCCACTCTCTACGCTCGTGTACAACCTTCCGTTTCTTGAAGGCGACACGAACATGAGAGTGTTTAATCATGGGTTTAGAATGGCATGTCATCTACCGTCTCAGTAGCCGCCTGTTTTGCAGCTCTTTTCTCCTTAGCAGCAGCGCTGTTAGGATCATAGCATCGGCAACAAGGCTTACCATTTTTTGACATAAACTGTGTCAGATAGATGTTACCTCCCTGACCTTGTTCATTACGCTGTGTAGCGTACTTGTCGATCATTTCTTTGAGCTCATGATCTTTGAAGCGGACGCTCCAGCTCATCAACTCTCCTGCCTCATTGTAACGAGGCTCCTCAGCGTACCCAACTAGCACGCTATCGTATTTAACTTCACTCATATGAAATAAATTAAAGGTTAAAAAATAACTACGTTAAAAGGTAGTTGTAAATAATGTGGTCAAATGTAAAAAATAAAACCACGTAAAACAAAATTTTCAATGTTTTATACTGTGAATTCTGCATAATAATTTTGTGTTGGAGCTCCTTCTGTCAACCACTTACGTATGTTAGCTAGAGCTTCATTGAACTTCATTTCTCCTCTGAATAGAGTTTCATCAGAGCACTTTACTAAGGCTGGGTAGAATGGGTATGCTTTTTCTTGCACAACCCAGTAGTAATCCTTGATCCCAAACACTTGTGTATATATGTAGGCTTGGATGTCATAACACCAGCTGTTTACGTCATAGCGAAACTTATCTATGCTACGTGATGACTTGCTGTCTGTTATAAAACCATCCCCCAAGCAGTCAAGGAATCCTCTGACGGGTACGCCGTCAATCTCTTCATTAAATTCTACTTGATACTCTCCAGATAGATAGCTACTAAGTAGACCGCAAGCTTCAAGCCTGCCGATCATCTCAACCGCTTTCTTCCAGTCTTCTTGTGTGACGAGCGTCTTACCCTCATTCTCCTTAGCAATCTCTGTCTTCCATTCTCGGTAGCGTTTAGTATTCCTAGGATATTTACCACCAATATCGGCGACAATATCGCCGTCATCCAAACGATAAAATTGATCATCTAATTTTTCTGGTTCAAACAACATCATGTCGTAAAGGCTACCAAATGTCAAGGCATCTGATTCTTTCTTTAGCTGACCCCTCATGTACATTTCCCAAAGACGCATATCTCCAAGAGCGTACTTGATAGACGAGTAAGAAAGGTGTCCCTTACCTACATATTCTGTTAACTGTTGTCTCAATGTCATCTTACAAACTTCTTGAGTCCAGCTACTTGTTTTTCAGTGAGTTGCTCACCATACTTAGATACTACAGAGTCAAATGCCTTATGCTTATCTGTCGATGTCTTGATGTAACCGACTGCCTTGTCCATGATATTCTCTACACGTGCAGATGAATCTGCAGACTGCTTCGCAATAGCATCATTTACTTCATTTGCTGATGCAATAGAGGTATCAATACCAATCCCCATCATTGCTAATGCTCTACCAATAGCTGATGTTTCACAGTTTTCTACATAGCTAGTCTTGTTGATATGACTACCAGACTTCTCTTCATGTGCGTGTCCTGTAGCAATTACACGCTGATCTGTGTCAGCTATGATGCATTTACATACACACATTTCTGAATCCAACGCTGTGAACTCTGTTGATATTGTCCAGTTTTTGTACTCATCTTCTTGACGGAAGAACTTGATACGCTCGTTTACTTCGACGTATTGTTTGCCACGTATGTTCGTGGTCTTAAACTTATACTTACTCATTATACATTAAATTATATTGTTTACAAATTTACTTATTAAAAATATTCTAAGCAAGAAATTTCTCGCTTAATCTTGAGATACATGCCAAGACTCTGCATCATCTTGACTGCGCCTGCTTTCATACCGTAAGCTGCTCGCTCGTAGTCTACCTTAAAGGTCTGCTCTGATCCGAGTAGCTCTTCGATCAACTCCTCACCCGCATAGCTTGATGCAAGTTCTGTGAGTAGTTCGTCCATTGTGGAATCGGTTACCTCTATAAATATCTTTATGATATCCTCTGGTGTCCATTTCTTCCACTCATCGTACCCAAACTTCTGTATGTCTATCTTGCACAGATTACCTGCACAATCTACTATGTCGAAGTCATCATCATCTTCACAATCATCCATAAAGATGTCTATGTATCGTAGTGCTTCCTCGTCTGTAATCAAAATCCAAAGTTTTTACATTGATGATAAAAAGGATCTAAAATCTCTGGTCTATAATAAAGGTTTGTATCCTCATATTCTCTAACAAACAGCTTGATAAGGTGCATAGCATCTACATGTTTAGGTGTGAGGTGCATGCTTGGTGGTATTAAATGTTCTGTTGTTTTACTCATGGTTTATTGTTTTGATAGGTTAAATAAAATGCTGTTACTATATAGAATAGTGCAACTGGTATTAGTATTGTCATGTGAATTTGTATGTTTGATTATTTTTTGGTAGAATTTAGTAGATCTCCAACAGCCCATCCAGCTTCTAGGTCGTCTAACCATATCTTTTTTTCTTTTTTAAGAAAATCCCAAGCAAACTCTATAAAGCTGTCCTCATTTAGGGAACTTCCTTCAAGTTTCCACCACTTGTCAAATAGTTTATTGCAATGTTCGTATGGAGCGTTTTGTATATCAAAGGAAAAATTGCATTGATAAGCTTGAGTGAACCAGAAATAAGCTTTGTCAGTTTTGTCAAATCGTATTTTCATTATGTGAATTTATTCATGTTAATTAAATTTAGTGTGAGCAAGAGGAATCGAACCTCAATGCATAACCAATAAAAGCAGTCAATCGGGTAGGGGCATCACACCCTAGCGGATCTTGCCAGACGCTCACTAGGTATGTCGTTACATACCAATCAATATCTCAAACGCTTTATCCATTGCATAGGTGCGTTGCTGTGTTATCGTGCCGCACACTTGTGGTGTCGGTAACATTATGTGTGTTGATTCTAACGTGTAGAAATCTTCATGTCTTTGTATAGCATTAGCTATTTGTCTTTGGTGGTATAGTCTTTCTTGTGTAGTCATGGTGTGTTATTTTACTTTCATATATCCAACGCTTAGTCTTCGACTGACGTTCCTGTTTCGGTGTTATCATAGGCATCATCCTTTGGAACTTCACTATGCTTTGCTTTATGTAAATCATTTAGTTGAAGTTGTAGTTGCTCTGCTATAATGCGCCAATGCATTGCTGATTTTAACAGACTCGACTTTGTATTTGCTTTTAGGGCAGACTTAATCTGTTCTTTTGTCCACCCTTCTAGTGGGTTAAATTCTTGTTCGTTACTCATACTCATCTGCTTTTATACCCCATAACATATCACGTGGCATCTCATCGAATACCACCATGCTACCTTTATGCATTTCGCTAGGGGAGTTTTGTACTATTGTTTGTGCTTCTTCTCTTGTTAGAGAATGGTATAGGATATCCTTATCAAAGTTATCTCTATACACTCGGTATACTGCGTAATTTTTCATCGTTTGTTATTTCTTTTATTGCGTCAATTAACATATCTCTAGCGTGTGTCGGATCGGATAGCACCGCTTGTACTAGCCATTCAAATTCATCTGCTAAGTTTTGTCCGTCATATCCTGAACTTAGAATATCAACGTATCTTTCTGCTCGTTTGTGTAGTTCGTAACTCATTTTGTTTTGGTTTAATTGGTTTTGTAATTAGCTCTGCTAGTTCATGCATACTGAATGATGCGAAACCTGTTTGTGTTTTTGGTTTACGTTGTTTGTCCTTCATATTTATTAAAATTACTTACTATTATCTCGCACATAGTTCTCAAAGTGCGGTCTGGCATGTCGTCAAAGTGTGTAAGCAAGTCCTCTTGCACTCGCTCTCTTAGTTCTCGTAGTTGATGTATTGTCATATCATTGTAATGTTTCCGTCTGTGTCTATGTAACCTGCTTCAATTAGGGCTGATGCAGTTCGCCCGTAACTACCTTGTAGTGTCCATGCCATGCCATTGCTGATTAGTTCAGCGAATAGTTCTAGCACTCCCGTGTCATCTAAAAGACCACACTCGAAGTCAATTATTTTGTCTGTTATATTCATTGGTTTACTTTTGCTTTTACGGTTAGTATTTCTGTGTCGCATTGCTCAAGCTCTGCTTCGCCTAGCGTATCCCATATGTCGTCGTATAGGTCATATTCAAGCTCTTTCGTGTAGAACTGTCCCAAGTCATCACCTAGCGTTATTCTTTCAACGGCTGATGGCGTTAGGTTGTCAGGTAAAGCTACCTCGATTGTTGTGGTGTATGTGCGCACCACTTCTATTTCAAATGTTTTCATGATTATTGGTTTTTTGTCCATGTTTCGTATGCAAAGTCTATTGCATCGTTGATTTCTATTGCCTCTTCACGAGTGATTGTGTACCCTTCTATTCGGTACACTTCGATAATGTTATCTATTACGTCCATGATGTATTAATTGGTTTTCGATTGGTTTGAATCGGACTGCTAATATACAACAGACTTTTCCAAATTCCAAATTTATTTTTCTAATAACGTAGTTATTACTTGTATCTATTGACCTTCTTAGCGTTGTCATCATAGATATTTCTTACCACCATACCTAGATGGTCGGCTACATAGCTAATGTGCTTTGATGTAGTGGGTGAGTGCCACTTGGGTGCGACTAGCGTGCCTACATGCTCCCAACCCCATGCAACGTCAGTATTGTAGCTTTTAACGATGATTTTCCAACCATTTGAGCCACAAAATTCTTTGCGCACAGAAAGATTCTGCTTGTACTTTGGTAAATCGACTGATTTCGTATACGGTACACCCCACAAGTGTCCGTCATCACGATACATTTCGTAGTCGTGGTCTGCTTTTTCTAATAGTCCCATGTTTATTGGTTTTTAAAAGTTAATATCTAATTTCGCTTGTTCGCAAAATGCGTCTGCTACGAGGTTTGCGCCTTCTGTATCCTCACACCATGTGAAGTACTCGTATGCTAGTTCTAGCTCTTCAAAGCTAAAGCCTCTATATGGGTTGAATATTCTACTCATTATGCGTGGTTTAGTGTATGATTGTGTTATCAAAATCGTGAGTCATAAATTCGATATCCTTTAGCCTAAAGCCTTGTTCATCTATCCACTTTTCAACGTCCTCTATTTGAGCGCCTACTAGGTGTTCGGGCAGGTTATACTGATGCACCTTACCACTTGCGAAGTCTAAGATTGTAATCATAATGTGTAAATTTTTAAATTGACATAGACTACCCTCTGCAAACACCTTCAGATTTTTTTACACGTTAGGCAAACAGGGATACAAGTGATATGTTTGCGTGTGCTTGTCTGCGTTGGGTAGTTTCGACTAATCGAGTCTCATCAGTATGCCTATAATAATATTTCTTTCTGGTTTTTACAGTCATAAATTGCGATTTCGCCGCGTTTTTTCGCTATGTCCGTAGCTACGTCTAGGTTATACAGGTGTTGCACAAGGTCGAAGTATATCTGTCCTTCGTGTACCCATGTGCCTACACCCATGCCTGCCTTGTACAAGTTGCTTGTGTAATCGCCAAGTTTTAGTTGATACTTATCCCATAGCTTTTTGAACGCTTTGAAGTGTGTGCTCACATCAGGGTATGCGCTCCCGTCAACCTCTGCGTACATAGTGGTTGGTTCAGTTAGACCACCTACGATGTAACCTTCGGTTGGGTTGGTTTTGCCGTCTGCAAGGCTTGTATACCCACCGTCTATGAGCGTATTGGCGTACGGTATACGCTTCTCGTATTCTTTCAGTAAGTTCATAGAATAATTCATGATGTATAAAATTTTGGTTTGTAAGAGGGTTTATATACTACTCTCATAAATGAGAGGAGTAGTATATTAAACCTTCTAAAGGTTAGAGCCAAGAGGGGATTCGAACCCCTTCGCACCCTGTGTGCTTGGCTTGTGTGTGTTACGCCACCTGTGGCGCACCGTCCATGAGCGCCTTGCAGTAGCGAACAGCATCTTCAACTGAGTAACCTATCGAACGAAGTTCGCTGAATTCAGGTAGCGTATTCACCTCTGCAACGTCTTCGGGTATGAAGTTCTCAGCTATCGCTGATTGCTTTTGCGCTTGCGCCTCGAGCTTTTGGTTTTTCGAAACCTTTCGCTTTGCCTTGCGCTTTGGCTTGCGCTTTGGTGTAGGTGCTACTTCTTCGAGGTTAGACACAAAGTTGGCTAAAGTCTCCATAGACTCTGACAGCTCCCTAAGGAGCTTCACAGCGTGTGCCTTGCGCTCTGCTGTAGGGTTGAACTTCGCTTGATTAAAGGCTTTCTTTGCCTGCTTGATGAGTGTGCTTGTAAGCATGATGTAAGATTTTTGGTTTGTACCCTTCGATTTTCGAAAAGCATACCACAAAGATAGGGAAATAAAACACCGATGTCAAATTTTTTAGGGATTAATTTCGTGCGCGATTTCTCCCGCAGGAAGGTTACGAAGTAACCCGCGTGGAAACAGGCGAAAATTTGGGCTATGGCGCGAGCGCTTGCGAGTGCATGAGGCGCACATGAGGCGAGGGGATTTTGTACTGATAATTGAATTGTCAATACAAAGCTTAATACTAAGCTACGCTTAGTATTATAATTGTCAATACTAAGTAGGAATTATCAATAGTAAATCCCCTGAAAGGGGAACGTATATTTAAAGCAAAGGTTTAGGTAGGTGATTGTCCCACGCTTACAATCATTGCAATACGTGCTGCGTTGTGAAGCTATGCTTTAGGTAGATTTACTTAAGTGACTGGTTTACAGCAGAGTAAAAAGCTAGAATGTATGCGCAAAACTGCAACTTTGTTGCAGGGGGTGGTCAAAAAAAGTCGTTTCGGGTGCGCTACGCTAGCGTCGTGTAATATATATAATCCCCATCCTCTACATTTCTGGCATTTTTTTCGAGATTGCCTACAGATCTGCCGAAATCTAGCAGGATTCTACACTTATATCAATCACGCTAATTTACTTTAGAGGCCATAACGCTGTGATTTGCAACTTTTTAGATGCTGTTTCTTAAATAATCTCTTTAATCTTGACTTTTAAAAAAAAAGTTTATACCTTTACGGCATCGACAATGAAGATGATAGGCTGTTCAGATGTATTTTTGTATGTACTGAAGAGTCTATTGTAGTTTAAACGCAAGAATAGTTGTATGCGAGTAAAAAAGAGAGACCCTAAGGTAGGTACTGGGAAGAAACCCAAAGGATCTGGTAGAAGACTCTACACAGACGAGAATCCTAAGGATACTGTCCGCATTAAGTTTGCTACACCAGCAGATGCTAGAGCTACTGTTGCTAAAGTTAAGAGAAGTGGGAAACCATTTGCAAGAAAAATACAGATTCTTACTGTAGGAGAACAGAGAGCAAAGGTGATGAAGAAGAATGAAGTGGTGAATATATTTAAAAAGGGTAAAGACTCTATACGTCGTGAAAGTAAAAAAGAATAAATTTGTAGCTAGCGAAATAAAAAAGCTAATGAAGAAGGGTAAGCCTATGAAACAGGCTGTTGCCATAGCTCTGAGCATGTATGAAAGGAAAAATAAATAACCTTATATTTGCATCATGCCACACACGCCCGATCATAAAGGACTCTTGAAGACAGATAGATTGTCAGCTTCAGAAAGAAGTAGACTTCGTACCTTGAGGAGAAAGAAAAAAAGTGGATCTTTATCTGGCAGTCAGCTTGCAGAGCTTAAAGGTTTAAGAAAACAAAGAAGAAAAGCTATAGGTAAAGACTTATTAAAAGCAGGTGCATTAGTTGGAGGAGCAGCTTTAGCAGCACCAGCCTTAGCTGGAGGAGCAGCAGCAGCAGCGGGAGGTACAGGTGCAGCAGGTGCAGGAGGTGCAGGAGCAGGTAAATTACTAGGGTTAGGTAAGTTGGGTAAGTTAGGTAAGGCTATTGAGGGTGCAGATAAGCTAGGTAAAATAGGTAAAGCTGTTGAGGGTGCAGATAAGCTAGGTAAATTAAAAAAGGCTGTTGATGTTGTAGGCGACGTTAAGGAAGTTGCAGAAGGTGTAAAAGAAGTAACAGGAGCATTAGGTGATGTTAAAGATTTAGTAGCTCCTAAGCCTTTAATGGAAGATATGATTGGAGAACCACAACCTATACAGCCTACACAGCTACCTCAGATAGACAATACTGTACAAGGTGGTGGGCTTGCTGGTTTAGCAAATACTTTTAAGTATGGCGGTAGAGTTAGAAAGAAAAAGAAAAAGAAAATATAATGGCAACATTAAACGTAACCATAACAGAAGACTTAACATTAAGTGGTCAAACAATAGGGAGTAGTAATACAGCTTCTTATAGTGTCACATCTGTCGATCATAGAATTATTACATGCACTGTAACAGAACAAACAGTTCTTTTGTTTAATAGTGCTGATGCAGCTGGAACAATAAAAGATGCAACTCTTAAATACTTAAGACTTACAAACCTAGATACTACAAACTTTATAGTTATAAGAGTAAAAGGAAACAGCGAAGAATACTTTCAAAAGGTTCCTGCAGGATCTAGCTTTTTGTTAACTGACAGTCAAATGGACGCTAATGCTACAGGAGGACAGAGTTTATCACTAGCCAATATAGATGAAATATCTATTGATGCAGATTCAGCTTCTGTAGATGTAGAAGTTTATGCAGCGTCAGACCCATCATAATTATATAATATGAAAATAAAAAAATTCGGACACGGGGGAATGATGAGCGACAACGGTAAGCTCGCTATCATGATTAAAAGATTTCTAAGCGGAGGAAAACTCTATAGGCATGGTGGTGAGTTTCATAACGCTCAAGGACAACCTACTAACGAAAAAGGAGAGCGTATACCAGATGATCCGCTTGTAGCAGTTGCATCTGATGCGGAACGTAGATCTGGAGCAGCTGGTGATGATGGTTCTGCACAAACAGGTAGGATAAGAGGGGGAACAACACGACCTGAGCAACAAACAGGTAGCACTATAGCTACTCCAGAGCAAGCTGAATTAATGACTCAAGGAACAGGTGAAGGAACTGTGGCATCTTTTAATACAGAGCCTATATCTCCAGACATGTCTCAAGATCAGTTTGAACTAGCTATGCAGTCTCCGTTTGTTGCTGAACAGTTTAAAGGAATGGATATCCAAACTCCACAGCAGCTTGCAGAAGCTTACGAAGGTTTTAAATCTCAGGCAACTTCAGCCATCAGAGAAAACGAGGAAGGAGTTGCTAATGCTGCAAGAGAGCTTGCTAAGACTAATGAGAACTTTAGAATAAAATTAGAAACCTTAGGTGACAACCCAACAGATAAAGAAATAGCTGATTTAATGATACAGCAAAATACTGATGGCTTGCTTGGTGATCTACACGGAGCAGTTGTTGATCAGTTCTTACCTGCAACGCAACTTAACGCATTTTATTTCCCCCGCTATCAAGAAGTAGGTAAACGCTTTGTAACCGAGACTACTATTAATGGTCAAAAAGTAGCTGCAGATAAACCTATTTTTACTAGCATACAGGATAAAGGAATAAAGACTAAAGCTGGGATGGAAAAACTTTTCCAAGATGCAACCGACGCTGGAGTAGACTTAACAAAAAACATAGCTGCAACAGAGGATTTTTTAAGAACTTGGTTTACAGATTCAGCCAATGAAGAATTTATTTCAACTGCACAAGGCGTTGAAAGAATGATTACGGGAGGAACTGGTATAAACGATATAAAACGTCCAGAGTTTATTAAGACGATGTTTATGGATGCCATGAAGAAAGAGAATTCAACAGTTCCAACATTTGACCAAATGGGTGAATACCGTCAACTCATAAAGCTCAGGGGTCAGGAGGCAGCCGATGCATTTGCTGAAAGGGAAGGTTTTGATCCAACTCGTCAATTGGGTAAAAGTGAAAATTTCAAAGTTATTAAGAACGGAGATAAAACTAAACAAGATACTGAGGCAGCTTTGCAATCTAGATCGGATCAAGCAGAAGAAAAAGCAAGGGAGAGATACAGAAGTATGAATCCTAATTTCGATGCTCGAATGACCGAAATGGAACAGATAGAGGCTTATAACGAAAAGGAAGGCACAAACTTTAGGAGCTATTCTGCCATGATGGAGGATATGCAAAGAAAAACTAAAGATGCTTTTCAAGAGAGAAAGAGAGAGGGGATGGAGAATATTAAGGAAGAGAGGAGACAAGAATTCTTAGACGAGTATTTTAAAAGTAGAGGAATAAACCGTACAGAGGCTACTGAATTTCAATTGGCGTTAGCAGATAGGGCTTTTGAAAGATCATTTGGTCAGGGCGGAATGAGAGTTCTTAAACGTGCAGGTAAATCTCCTATAGGTGCGTTATCTGCATTGTTTAAAAAATAGTTAATTAGAACTCCATCCGTGGTACGGCTCGTCAGTAAAGCAGTTGTACATGTATGTGTTTTTCCCATCTATGCTTAACCCGCAGTGCTTTTGACCAGCTTCAAGCTTGATGTTTCTTCTTATACCTAAAGTATTTCTGTAGTAAAAGCCCTCACCAATATTAGCAGCTGTTGCACCTAACAACTCTCCAGTTTCTTTATTACGAGCGTATACGTGGTATATACCAAACCCATTACATTCAAAGGTCATAATGATTTGACCATCATGCTCCGCAGTTTGAACTCTGTTACTCTCTATTGATCTGGCAATAAACTCATCATCAATAACTGGGTCGTACCTGTATGATCGACGAACTCTTTCATCGTAAGGGGTTGTCCAGTAGTATGTATTGTCACAATCTGTACAATTAGGGTCATGAGGAGCATCGTAGTTAGGATCTTTCCAAACCTCCCACATGATTAAAGACCTGTCAACTCCACCTTGATTAAAAGCACAGCTTATAACTACAGTGCTACCTCTTGTTGGTTCGTCTTGCGCATTTACTGTTATGGATAGTAATGCTGCAGTAAATAAAAATAAATTTCTCATAACGTATAAATTAAGGGTTAACAAATCAGTCGTATATTTGGACTGCTGATCTCAGTATACGATAAAGTTTTCGTAAAAACAAATTTTGATTGAAAAAAAAATATTTCAACGCTAAGAAAAAACGTAAGGAATCATCAGTAGAAGCTGAGAAAATAAGACTGAATAAATTAAAAAATGAAACTAGAAGTAATAAGATTCAACAAAGGGAAAGATTCAACTAACGGTATATTATTCGATATAACAGATGGACCACGAAGATTTCTATGCTACACGCTGGAAGACGAAAGTCGCAAGGAAAAGGTTTACGGAGAAACTTGTATACCTGAAGGAGAGTATAATATCGGCTTTAGAACTGTGGGTGGATATCACGCCAAGTACAGTAAGAGATTTGCTGACATACACAAAGGTATGCTTCATGTCTTGGATGTGCCAAACTTTGAATATATTCTTCTTCACTGTGGTAATACTGATGAGGACACTGCGGGATGTTTACTGCTGGGTGACACGCAAGAAAACAACAACACAAAAAAAGACGGTTTTATAGGAAAGAGTACTACTGCCTACAAGCGTGTATACCCGCCTATAGCAAAAGCATTAGAAGACGGAGAGGAGGTAACTATCGTATATAGAGATTTTGCAGAAAGCCTTATATTGCAACCGTCGGATATAACTGAATTTTTAGGAGAATGTTAGGATTAGGAACAAGTATATTATCACCATATGTAGGAGGTGAAACTCCTTATACAAACACTCACTCTCTTAGTCTTGATGGAGCAGGAACTGGATCAGACGTAGATATGCTCTCTACAAACACTCCACTACAATCTCAACTAAGAAACAGCTTTAGTTTTTCCATGTGGGTTAAGCTAGACGAAGGACAACCTTCTCAAAGTAAGTATTTTATTGCTGCTTCATCAGGTACGGATATCATAGGTTTTGCAGTTGGAAACACAGGCAAACTTAGCTTTCTTATGATTACATCTGGCGCAGGATCAGTTGGTCGTGCTATAATTAACTCCAATGCAGTTGTTTTTAGTTCTGGAGCTAGTGATTGGACTCATTTAGGGGTTGTTACAACTGAAACTGGAGGAACATCAAGCCATAAAATGTATGTTAATGGTCAAGAAGAAGCTTCAACTTTAAGCTTAGGCTTAAGCGCTGCTCAACACAGTGGATATACCAGCAGCACTAATGTTGCATTTGGTGGGTTCAATACCACAAATCCCTCAGGAGGAATTGACGGTTTGATTGATGAGTGTGCATTTTTTGATGATGCCCTTACAGATGCTGAAATGTTGGCTATAGGTGGTGGTGGAGCTCCTACAGATATTACGGGGCATGATCACTTATTTCTTTACTACAAGTTGAATAACACCACTACTGATGAAGTAGGAAATAGTAATGGATCGCTTTTAGGTCAAGCTGCTTTCTCAACCACAACACCTTAACGATGGCTATATACACAATACTTACCGAAGAAGAACTTTTGTCTCAAACAGATTCAGATATACAAGATTTTATTTTAAATAACTTTGCTGACAACGCAGCAAGCCCAAATAGAATCATGCTTAAGTTTGATGATTCTTTACCAGCTAGTTTAAGTTCTTACGATTCTTACACAGAGTCTGAAGTTCAAGCAATGCAATCAGACTCTAGTAGCGATTGGTATTTAGGTTAATTATCAAGCTCCCTATAGAAAGACTGAACTAGCAATCTAGCCTTTTGTGTCAAGGCATACCTTACTCTATAGTTCATTTTAGTTTCTTCTCTGAAGATGTGGTCTTCAAATGTTTGAGATGGTGTTAACCTTTCAAAGTGTTTGTAAACGTAGCCCTCTTTTGCTAAAGGAAATACTATTCTTTCGCCAATATGTTTTTTAGAGTAATCGTAATCTTTGCTTGCAAAGTCTAAAGTCCAAAATTCTAAATCGTATGCCCAAAGCATAAACATAAGTTCTTTTTCAAAAATATCATACCTTCTACAGAACTCGTTTATTTTTCTTTTTAAATTTTTAAGGTAGTTTCTTTTTACGTATCTTTGGTTTAGTTTAGAAAAATCTCTAAACATTTTTTTCTTTTCTACTCTGCTTTTAGGCATAAATTAAACTTTCAACAAATATATGGACGAAACATCCTTTTTCCTAGAGCTTCAAAATAAATACAAAGAGATTGAAGAAATAGTATCTAGATACGAAATGGATAGTAAGTTTGCATGCATTTTAGTTTCTGGAATATATGATGATCAAGATCAGTATTTTAAAAAGTTTAAGGGCCTGTACAATATTTGTGTTGAAAACAATACAGAGTTAGATCAGTTAGTTGATTTTATATATAACACTCATGCCAGCAATAATGATATTGATAGAGGGCTAGACGACTTACTTAACGGAACTGGCATTTCACTTAATTAAAATGGAAGGAATTATTAGGAAAATTATTATCGGAAGAGATCCGAAAGATGCCATGGCGTATTATATTGGCATGAGAGCAGGTGGAGGTAAGGTATCCACTATACTGCTAGACGAGAGACATCTTGCACATTACAATAAAAAAAGATATCTTGTATATATTAATATTGACGATTCACAAGTATTGTGGAAAGCCATTGATGATATGTCATGCATAGTTGAATTTGATTTAAACTTTTAAAATGAAAACCCTAAATTTATTTATCGTAGAGTTAGAGAAAACTCTTAACGATACTATTAAAACTGAATCTGGATTAGAGCTATATGTAGATAACAGGTTTGATGAGTTTGAGCATAGAGTGACGGAGGGTCCAGTAGTTTGCGCTCCGATGAAATATAACACAGGAGTTAAGGAAGGTGACACATTATACTTTCATCACTTGGTAGTAATTAATGAAGGTCAAGCTTTAACTGGATTTGAAAATCATTACCTTATAAGGTACGATGATGTTCATACGGTGAACAATCAAGCTATTGCTTATAAGTGTCAAGAAACAGGCAAAATACACCCTCTTGCAGGATGGTCTTTGCTAAAACCTATAGAACAAAAAGCTGAGGTCCACTCAGATATTATAGAGGTTATAAACACTGAGGATGAAAAGCTACCCACTAAAGCTGAGGTTGCATTCGACGCCCCTTGGCTTGAAGAGCTTGGAGTTAAAAAAGGTGATATTGTAGGCTTTGAAAAGAATAGAGATTACCGCATAAAGATAGATGGTCAGGAATACTACCGTACTCGTGCAGAAGATTTGTTAGGAGTATATGTCGAAGCGTAAATTTACTACAGTAGAAGCTGCACAAAGGCTCATGAATAGCATGGAGGTTGCTATCAATAATATGATTGACGAAATTAAAAAGCCTGTTGATCCTGAAATAAATGGTAGTGCAAGAAAAGCAGAACTTCAATCTATAAAGCAAACTGCTACAGATGCTAAAGAACTTCTTGTTGAAAGGCAAAGACTAGAGCAAATGATTAAGGATTTACAAACAAACGGAGAAATAGAATCTGCCAAAGATTACAGTGGAGGTTTTGCTGAGAGATTTTCTAAATGAACAACTTACTAAACTTAGAAGAGTACAATGAACCTGCTATCAAAATTTGTCCCAACGGTTCGGAAGGTGAGGTTATTGAGCTCGGTGGGATACTCATTTGTCTTCCCAAAAGGCCCGCTAAAAAACAAATTTTCGGACATCAAAAGTCAAAGTTTATGCAGGTGTGGGAGAGGGTATCTATGCCTGAAGAACTGTCTCGTGTTAAATCTATGGATGAGTGGGCGGAGATGCCAAGGGAGTTTAGAGAAAAGTTTCGCCCATATATCGAAGAAGAGTTTAGGCGTAGGCGTGAGGGCTTTTGGTTTTATAATAACGGTACACCTACATATATTACGGGGCGGCATTACATGATGCTACAGTGGACTAAACTAGATGTAGGATACCCATACTTTTTAAATTTTCAACGTGAAATATTTTTACACATGGCTGCGTGCGAGTCTGATCCTCGTTGTATCGGTCAGCTATATACTAAGTGTCGCCGTTCTGGGTACACTAATATCTGTGCTTCTGTTCTTGTGGACGAAGCTACACAGGTTAAAGATAAGCTTTTGGGTATACAGTCAAAGACTGGTAAAGACGCTCAGGAAAATATCTTTATGAAAAAGGTTGTCTACATGTTTAGACACTACCCTTTCTTTTTTAAACCTATACAAGACGGTACGACAAACCCACGTATGGAGCTGGCTTTTCGTGAGCCTTCAAAACGTATTACAAAAAACAACAAAACATCTCAAACTGGTGAAGCTTTAAACACTGTCATTAACTGGAAGAACACAACTAACAATGCATATGATGGAGAGAAGCTACACATATTATATTTAGACGAAGCAGGAAAATGGGAAAAACCAACAGACATAAGAGACGCTTGGAGGATACAGAGGACTTGTTTGATCGTAGGGCGAAGAATCGTAGGAAAGGCTCTAGTAGGAAGCACGGTAAATCCGATGGACAAAGGTGGAAAAGAATACAAGGATCTTTGGATGGATTCGAGTCCGACAGAAAGGAACTCGAATGGGAGGACTAGATCTGGATTGTACAGGCTGTTCATACCCTCATACGAATCATTAGAAGGTTTTTTTGATAAGCACGGACATCCAGTAACAGAGGATCCTACAAAAGTTATAGATGGTTTAGATGGCGATGACATTATTTTTGGAGCCAAGACATATCTTAAAAATGAAAGAGACAGCCTGAAAGGAGATCCATCTGAATTAAACGAAGTAACAAGACAGTTTCCTTTTACTGAGGACGAAGCGTTTAGAGATAGTATAGCTGGTAGCCTATTTAACATAGGTCAGATATATGAACAGATACAACACAACGATGACTTGTTTCCTAATCCTATTGTTAAAGGAAACTTTATATGGAAAGATGGAGTAGCTGACACAGAAGTTGTGTTTAAGCCAGACCCTACTGGAAGATTTAAAATAAGTTGGATGCCGCCCCCAGAGTTAAGAAACATAAAAAAATATGAAAGAGGAAAACTTATACCACCAAATGCAGAGCTAGGAGTAGGCGGGGTCGACTCGTATGATCTTGATGCCACCGTCGACGGACGAGGATCTAAGGGTGCGCTTCACCTATACAATAAATTTCATATGGAATACCCATCAAATATGTTTGTATTGGAGTATGCATCCCGTCCACCTCTAGCTAAAATATTTTATGAAGATGTTTTAATGTCTGCTGTTTTTTATGGGTATCCTATACTTATAGAGAATAACAAGTATGGTATAGCAAGACACTTTGAATCAAGAGGTTATGATGGATATCTTTTATCTAGACCAAAACATTTATCGTCTCCAAACTCTAAGGTAAATGTAAAAACAAAAGGAATACCATCTAACTCACAGGATGTTATTCAAGCTCATGCTCATGCTATAGAATCTTATATTCACAACCATGTAGGCTTTAATAGAGATACTGGAGATATGGGGAGTATGTATTTTAATAAAACTTTAGAAGACTGGATATCGTTTGACATAAACAACAGAACTAAGTTTGACTTAACTATAAGTTCTGGTTTAGCTTTACTTGCTGCGCAAAAAGTTAAACAAAAAAAGAAACAAATAAATTTTTCTGAAAAGAAATTTTTCAGGAGATATAAACCTATATCTTAAAAACGTGATATTTAGTATATTTGCAAAAATAGAAAACCCTGATGTATAATAGTAAGAATAAAAAGTCAGGTTTCCCAGATCCGCTTGCACCTCAGCAAATGAAGGAATCGGAAGCCTATGGCCTCCAATATGCCAAGGCTATAGAATCACAGTGGGGCAAAAGACACAACTCTAGTTCCATGATTAGCAAAAGGAATAAAACTTTTGATAGGAATAGAGATTATTCAAACGGAACTCAAGACACAAACATATACAAACAAATACTAACAAACCTAGATGCCAATAATGCAGATGGTAGTTTAGTTAATCTCGATTATACACCAGTTCCTATTCTACCTAAGTTTGCAAGAATAGTTACAAATAAAATACTATCAAGAAATCCTTACCCAAACTTAGAGGCTGTCGATCCTCTATCTTCATCGGAAAAAAATAAAGAGAAGCAGAGGATAAGAACTCAGGTTGCAATTAAGGATCAATTAATGAAACTTAAAGAGGATACTGGGGGATTAGTATTAGATGAAGATCCTGAAAACCTGCCAGATACTTTAGAGGAAGCAGATATTTTTCTTGAAACAAATGTTAAGACTGATGCAGAGATTGCTGCTCAGATTGGAACCAATCTAACTTTAACTTGGAACAACTTTAACGACAATATATTTAGAAGAGCTGTAAAAGATTTAGTTGATATAGGTATCTGTGTTGTTAGAAGAACAAATGATCCAAGCTACGGTATTAAGACAGACTATATTGATCCTTCTACTTTTGTTCATAGCTATACTGAAGACCCTAGTTTTTCTGATTTAGTATATGCTGGGCATGTAAAAAACATGACTATATCTGAACTAAAGAGAATAGCTGGAGATACTTTTACAGAAGAACAATATAAAGAGATAGCAAAAGAAGCTGCTAAAAGTAAAAACTACGATACATCTAACTTCTATAACTCAAGATACGATTCTGTAAATAACAGAACAATATATGGTTATGACGAATACAGGATAGAGGTTCTTGACTTTGAGTTCCTTTCTGTTGACTGTATGCATTTTGAAGAGAAAGAAAATAGATTTGGAAATGTTAACTTCTTCTACGAAGGATTTAACTACAAAGAAAAAACTGGTGGTGTTTTTGAAAGAAAGCCACACAGGATGGATCTTGTTACTGTATACGGAGGTATGTATATTATGGGTGCAGGAAAGTTATTTAACTACGGTCTAAAAAATAACGTACCTAGAAATGTTCATGATATAGGTAGAACAACGATGGGCTACTCTGTTGTTGCTACTAACTTCAGAAACATGATGCCTAAATCTATGGTAGACAGCTGTGTTGGATTTGCTGATATGTTGCAGATTACACACCTTAAAATACAGCAGGCCATAGCTAAAGCAAAACCTGATGGATTGATTATTGACATCGAAGGTTTAGAAAACGTACAGTTAGGAAAGGGTGGTGAGCTTCAACCATTAGAGCTTCATGATATATACGAACAAACTGGTGTCTTCTACTACAGAAGTAAGAACCCAGAGGGAGGCTTTCAAAACCCTCCAGTGCGTGAGATAGGAAACAGCATACGTAATATAAACGAACTGATAGGAATCTATAATCACTACTTACGTTTGATAAGAGATACAACAGGAGTTAACGAAGCTATGGATGCTTCTACTCCAAAAGGAGATGCTCTTGTTGGTGTTAGAGAACAAGCTATAGCTGCAGGAAACAATGCTATATATGATATAACAAATGCTTCCATGATATTGTTTAAGAAGGTTTGTCAAGATATAGTTAAGTGTTTGCAGATTATACCGCCAGAGTCAGTAATAATGAAGGCTTATAAAAATGCAATAGGAGATTCTAACATGGATGTGTTAAGCTCCTTTGGAGATTTGCCTATGTTTAACTTTGGAGTTACTGTTCAAAAAGAAATGGAAGATAAGGAGAAGGCATACCTAGAGCAGAATATACAAATGTCATTACAACAAAAGGAGCTTGATCTGGAAGACGCAATGGCAATAAGAAACCTAAAGGATATTAATCAAGCAGAAAGACTTTTAGTTGTTAGAAGAAAAAAGAGAATACAGAGAATGCAACAGCAAGCTCAACAAAATTCTCAGATGCAGGCGCAACAAGCTCAGCAAGCTGCCGTAGCTGCCTCTCAAGGTAGACAGCAAGAGATGCAAATGGAAGCTCAGATAGAAGCTCAAAAGATGCAGATGAAGGCTCAGCTAGAAATACAAGTTGCTCAAGCTAGACACGAACTCCAAAAAGAAATAGAAACAATTAAGGCTCAGGCTACACTAGGATTTAAAACTGACGATCAAGAATTTAAAGAAAAGATCGAAGTACTAAAAGAAGACAGAAAAGACGGCAGGGTTAAAAAGCAAGCCGCAGAACAGAGTAAACTTATATCTCAGAGAAAAGGTCAGAGAGGAGAACTTGTAGAAGATATACAGGAAGACTCTTCACAAGAATCAATAATAGATGACATATTAAGACAGTAATGGCAAAAGTAAATTTTGATATATCTAAAAAACTAGACATCACTTGTAGAAAAGGTGATTCATTTAGCTTAGAACTTACGTTGAAAGACTCAAGTGGAAATCTTTTAAATTTACATGGAGACACATTTCACTTTCTTGTAACGGGAACAAATCCACCTTCATTTCCAATAGCAACTGAAGGCCTTCAGCCGAGCCCTGTTGCGCAGGCAACGATAGCACAAGCTTTAACAGATGATGAAAGCACAACAGCAGATACAGCCACAGGTAAAGTAAAATTTGAACTAACGGCAGCACAAATGAAATTTATTCAAGCTGGTTCTTATCAATATGATATTCAGCATGTTGATTCTAGTGATCTTGTTAATGGAGAAGCAAATGCTAGAACAATACTTACAGGTAAGTTTATAATTAATAAAGATAGCAGCATACTTGCATAACAATGTCTACAACGATAACAATAAGCAATAGCAGTTTATCTGTAACCAAACCATCTGCTATATTATCAAAAGCAACAGCTCCTTCTGCTAATGTTGCTACATCAACAGCTCCTTCTAAAATTAATGTAGAGGTTACTCTTAATTCAAAATCTTTAACATGAGATACGTATTATTATTTATATTTTTTTTACCATCTCTTCTCGTTGCTCAACCTAGTTTTGATAGCATACCTCCTATTGAATGTGGAGTTCAAGGGCTTCAAGGTCAAATAGATTGTTTTCCTTTTGCTCCAAACCAAGGACAGCTTCAAGTTATGTGGGAACCTGTTTCTCCAAACTGCGAGCCAATAGGATTTTATAGGGGTGACGATTTAGACAACTTACAGTTTGTACCATATGGTCAGTGGTTTTTCAATAGTTTTTATGGAGGAGTCCCATCTTCACCTGTATCTAATGATGAGTATTATTTTATAATAGAATCTCCTAACGGCATTATGGATACTTTAATTTTAGAAAATCCTAACTGCGGTATAGGCTGTCTAGATTCCTTAGCTACAAACTACAATCCTTTTGCTGGTATAGAAAGTGAGTTTGGAGAGTCTTGTCAATACGGTGAAGTATCAGAGTGCGGAGATCTATTTACACAAAAAGTATATGTAAGCATTACAGCAGATACATATTCTCAGTGGGAGACAAGCTGGGAGATAGTTACAACAGATAGTATACCAATAGTATTAGCTAGTGAGGAAGTAGGTTTTTACCAGACAGAGGGGCTTACTGTAACGACAGAATATTGCATACCGCTTGGAGTAGAGTTTACCTTTAATATATATGATACGTTTGGAGATGGACTCGCAGGATCTACAACAGGGGGATTTACTGATGGAGATGTTTTAGTTTACACAGAGTGTGGTAACACAATATACAGCATATTGCCATTTGAAGGTCAGAATCCTGACTACGGATATGAAGCTATCAGTCAACCTAACCTGCTAAACCCATGTCCGCCAGACAATCCGCCATTTGGTTGTTTAGATCCAGACTACTTAGAGTTTAACTCTCTTGCTACAAACAGTGATTCTAGCTTATGTGTAACTCCTGCAGTCGCTGGATGTCTTAATGAGAACGCATTTAACTACGATCCAGAAGCAAACATCATGGACTACATCCCTGAGTGTGAATACACGCTTATGCTGTTTGACGGAGGTGGTGACGGATGGGACGGGTCTTACCTAGGTGTTGTTCAGGATGGCGAGCCTATTGGTGCATTTACATGCACAGAGGAGCAAGCCTTCTATAATATAACAGTAAGTTCTCAAACACATGTAGAGTTTAAGTTTTACGAAGTGGAGTTTGGTAGTTTCTTTGGGGAGGGAGGTACAAGCACTGATGTATCACAGTGTGGATTTAAACTAATAAGCCCTAATGGTAATATAGTCTTTGAAAAGGGAACTAATCCATGGCTGGACCCAATAGATCCTGACGAGCTATACACCCCTTACTTAAGATGTGGCAACTACTGCGAGCCTTACATATACGGATGTACAGACGAAGCCGCACAGAACTATGACTCTACTGTTAATACAGAGGATGGTAGTTGTTACTATCAAGCTGGCTGTGCACAAGCTGGTTACTTAGAGTATTACACTCAGGGTTATGAAGCTGACTATGATGACGGTAGCTGTGAAACAATAGCTGTTTTTGGCTGTATGGATGAGGATGCCTTTAACTACAACGAAGAAGCAAATGTTGACAACGAGGGTTGTGTGCCTGTGGTGCTAGGGTGTATGAATCCTTTAGCATATAATTACCTACCATCTGCTAATGTAGATGATGATAGCTGTATACCTTATATATACGGATGTATGGACCCAGCCGCTTACAATTATGATGAGAGTGCAAATATAGATGACGGAGAGTGTGAACCATTTGTATATGGGTGCACTGACAATACTATGTTTAATTATAATCCTGCTGCAAATGCCGAATACGACCCTTCTAATTGTGAGCCTTACGTCTATGGTTGCACTGACCCTAGCATGCTTAACTATAACTCATCCGCTAACACAGAAGATTTTAGCTGTATTCCTTATATCTATGGTTGCACTGATCCTGATGCCCTTAATTATGATGAACTGGCTAATACAGACAACGGCTCGTGTATTGAAGTTTTAATTGATTGTATGGACCCTAATGCATTTAATTACAATGAATTAGCTAACACCTCTGATGAGGAATCTTGTTTGTATGATGCAGGCTGTATTACTGGCGCTGGAGAACCATACTGGTTAAACGATGGTTGTTATGCTTGGATTATAGACATCGACCCGTACTGCTGTGAGGTTGCATGGGATGAAACGTGCGTAGATCTTTACTCATACTGCGAGCAAGGGTGGCCGCAGGGAGTACTAGAAACAACAAGAGATATAAATGTATATCCTAACCCTGCAAGTATGATATTAAATGTGCAGGCCCCCGTAGGAGCTGTTACAAGCTTATATAACGCATTTGGTCAGCTTGTAGTGGTTGGGACTATAAATAACATAATAGATCTCTCACAGCTTTCTAACGGCGTGTACGAGGTTGTAATACAATATAACGGAATAATTATTAATAAGAAAATTATAAAATCATGAAAGTAAATTGGATTAACAGTTGGAACTCTTATAATAAAAAAGAGAAGTATGAGTTAAACTTTAGATTAGGTACAGTAAGTGTGCTTGAAATTTCGTTTTGCCCATGTCCAGCATGTAGTAAAAAAAAGAAAGGTGCGTGCCCAAGATTTAGGTTTATGATACTCAACTTTGGATTTGAATTCTAATGACACAGAAGAAAGATTTAACTGTAGTTCTCTATGCTTTCATTATGATTGTGGTCTTTATATTAGGTACATCACTTGAGGCAAAAGGACAAACATTAAAGAAGACATTTAAGTATGCTACATTCTACACTGCATTTAGCGGCGGTAACTCTGTGGCTGACGACAACATCTATTCTGTAACGAATGGTTTACAGACTGATATTGTTGAAACTCCATTCGACTATTCTATTACAGCTGGTGTTCGTAAGATTGCTAGGTTTGGATATGAAAACAGGGCTAATGTATTCTATGATGGTACAGAAAAGTCTTACAGCGATGCAGCAAACATCGGTAAAGTAAAAGGCTTTGAGTTTTTGTTTGAGGCTGACTGGCGCAGACAACAAGGTAGAAACTTTTTAGATCAAGACTATTTCTTACGTTATGTAGCTAAGAACTGGATAGCCAAGGTTGAGTACCTGCAAGATGGTTTTGCTGATGTGGAATACTTTGAGGGATCTCAAAGATTTAGACTTCACGCAAATGATCGTCTTAGTTTTAACGTAGGTGTAGCTCAACGTATATCAGAGCCTTACGGTTATAATCCTCTAGAAGAGTGGGTGTTGTCAAACAACAATATACATTACACAAGCTTAGCTATACAAGAGGGATATACAGTTGATGTGCAAGCAGGAGAATACTTTCAACCAGATGGAACGCTTGTAGCAAACAGTGTTGATGTTTGGGAACAGATTGTTATACCACAAGTTATCAATGACTACGTATCTAAAAAAAGAAGTGAGTTGCCAAGCGTATGGAACTACTCTTTAGTATTAGGGTATGATTACTACAAATACTCTAAAGATTTTTGGTTACACAGCTGGGCTAGTGTAATGCCATATCATATTAAAACTGAAGATGAGTATTCATACTTTCAGACTACCGAAGGAGGGCAATGGACTGATTATGGATTAGGTCTTATCTTTGGCTGGAGATTAAATAAAAGTCTTGGTGTATTCTTAGAAGGTAAATACAATAAGTATTGGAATCGAGAATGGCATGACTTTTCTGTCGGACTAAACTATGTAATACTGTAATGGCTAAACAAATTGGAGAGGATACTAAAGTAACATTAGACCTAAAAACAATAGGGATGGGTGCGGCTGGGCTTGCAGCCTTAATAGGTATGTACTTTACTTTACAGGCTGATATAGCTTTAGCTAAAGAATTACCAGAACCAGCAGACCCAGAGATTACACGTATGGAGTTTGATATGAAGGACCAGTTAGTAAGACAGACTATTATGACTACGCAAGAAGATGTATCAGAGCTCAAAGAAGATCTTGACCGCATCGAAGAAAAAATAGATAAACTGCAGTGAAGAATTTAATCTACATATGTTTGTTCGCATTTATATCTCTTGGTATGAATATACCAGATTTGGGGGTATGTGTTGTTGAGTTTAACGCAAGCTTTAACTCTGCTAATAGTGTAGATTGGATTGACAAGTTGACCGACTGTGAAGGCAAGAGAGTAGACATAGCTGCTGAGCCAGCACTACAAAAAGAACATAAGATTGTTGTAGTTCCAACAGTCATTGTATTTAATGATGGGGAGGAGGTAGAAAGATTCCAAGCTAATATTATGATGGAACTTGAAGCTACACAAGATGAAGTTCAAGAAGCTGTCGATGAAATTATAATGAGTGATTTCTGATGGCAAAGAAGAAAGATCCAAGATTAGCAAGAGCAGGAGTAAGCGGCTACAACAGAGCTAAGCGTACTCCTAATCATCCTACTAAGTCTCATGTTGTTGTGGCTAAAGAGGGAGATAAAATTAAACTAATAAGGTTTGGACAACAGGGTAAAAAAGTGGGTCAGCTAAAAGGAACTGCAGGAAAAGCAAAGTCTGGTGAGTCTGCAAGAATGAAAGCTAAACGCAAATCATTTAAAGCAAGGCATCGTAAAAATATAGCAAGAGGTAAAATGTCTGCTGCATGGTGGGCAAATAAAGTAAAGTGGTAATGAAGGTATCTAAGTTTAAAAAGGGTGGTAAAAATGTAAAAAGCGGAAACTTTTCTGTTCTTAATAAATCTATGTCTATAGACCCGCCTAAAGGTTTTCACTGGATGGAAGAGTCTGGAAGATACTACCTTATGAAAGGAGACTATCAACCACACGCAGGGGCTGTGGCAAAGGCTAAATTTAAAATGGCAGATCACCCAAAGAAATAATGGCTAAGTCACCAGCGCAACAAGCAGCAATAGCTATCGCTATGAAGAAAGCAGGCAAGAAACCTAAGTCTGCTAAGAAGGGTATGAAGTTCCCTAGCAAGTATACTGCAGGTAGCTCTAATGTTGGCAAGAGAAAAAAACTTATGACTGAAATAAGCAACATATATAAAAAGTATAGAGGCACTAAAGCGAAAAGAAAATCAAAAGGTTTTCCTCCAGCTGTTGCAGCTAGACTAAAACAGCTTATGAAGCAAAGAGATAAAATATAAACTTTTTAAAACAATAACTATGGACCACGGAAAAAAGAAAATGATGCATGGCGGAAAGCACATGTATGGCGGTAAGATGAAAGTAAAGAAAATGATGAAAGGCGGTAAGATGATGGGCGCTGGATTACTAATGAAAAAAGATAAGCCTATGTTTATGGCAGGAGGCAAAGTCTTTAAAGATGGAGGTAAGCTTATGGAAGCTTTACTTAAAAACCCAGAGCAAAGAGCTAGAGCGAAAAGAATACTTGGAATGAAATAATGAAAGTCAAAAAGTTTAAAAAGGGCGGCAAAAAAGGCGGAGGAATGTCTGGCCTTGATGCCGCTCAAAAACAAGTATACAAGCGTGGCCTTGCTGCTTACATGAGTTCTGGAAACAGACCTAAAGTATCTCAGCATGCTTGGGCTATGGCTCGTGTGAAAAGTGACTTTGGTAGAAAGGAAGCTGCTAAGATCAGAGCTGGAAAAGGTAAAAAGAAATAATTCTTATATTTGCAGAAATAACTATAAATCATGGCAACAACAACCGCAACATTAACTTTATCTAGTGCTGATTTAACAGGAGATGCTTTAGCATTAACTACAACAGCGACGCTAACAAAGGCTGGAACAGTTACTGGACTCGATCAGTTTACTGGTGTAGCTAGACAAACATTTACTCAAAACACTATTCTTACTCTAATTGATAAAACTTTGTATGATGCTGATGGAGCTCACAAAGTTTACATTAGAAACACAAGCACAACTCCAAGTGAGAATATTATTGTAACGATAGAATCTCAAGCTTTAGGAAGGCTTTATGCTGGTGACTGGGTGTTACTACCTTTCAATGGTGAGCAGGATATTAAAATTACTCCAAGCGTAAGCACAGCGATGACTATTGAGTACGCTGTAATTTATCAGCAAGTATAATGGCTACACTCACTGTTGGTTTAAATATAAACTCTCTTGATGTATTAAGCACTACGCTTGACTTGTCTTTACAGAAAAGCATAACTGTAGATAGCGGAAACATTATAAGAGCTAAAGTAAAAGGTACAGCAAAGGACACTAATGACCTAGCTGTATACATAGAAAATCAATGCAGTGAAAGAGCTTATCTTTATCTCAAAAACTTATCTGAAGATTTAGAAGACTACATTTATATACATAACGATACTGACACTGGAGAAGTTGCCAAAGTAGGTGGGGGTGAATTTTTATTCCTACCTTTAAATCCAACTAAGAAGTATGAAGCTTATGGAACAAAAGTTGATCAGCTTATAGAGTATGCTGTATTTGGAAATGATGATTCTACTAATCAATACGGAGGGTCTTAATAAATAAAACATGAACTTACACAATCAATTACCAAGTAATATATATGTTATTAGTGCAACAACTACTGACGTAAGTGCTACTCCTATAAGAGGAAAGTTTTTTGCAATTAACTGCACGGTGGCTGGAACTGTTAAAGTAAAGGGTGGTGGTGTATTTCAATATGTAGACGTAAGTGATGCAACTGACGTTCATACAAACTTTATTGATGCAGACACTGGATTAGCTTACACTGCAGATAGCGACATGAATAGTGACGGTGATGGTTTTTTTCAGACTGTAAGTGGTACTGAAGTTGACCTACCTATGATTGCTGGTCAAACTATATACGGAAGATTCGATAGCCTAAAGAGTGATGGAACATTCACTGGCTTTGCGTATGCTGGATAATAAAATAATAATTAAAATATAATGGAAGAAAAAGACACTATTGCGGGTTTCAAAGTATTTGACAACCCCCAAGACTTAGCTGCGTCTATGAACGCACAAGAAGAGAACACAACAAGCGAGGCTCCAGCACAGGAGTCTCAACCTGTTCAAGAGCCTGTTCAATCTGAACCAACTGTAGAACCTCAATCAGAGCCTACATATACAGAAGAACAGCCTCAAGTAAATACTAATGATCAACAGCAAGTTGTTCAACAAGATACTGTTGAATATTCTGATGAAGATGTTGAGGGAGCCGTGTTTCAATATTTAAGCGAGAGGCTTGGTAGAGACATAAATTCTTTAGATGCTTTTTCAGAACCTCAACAAACCGCTCTCGATGAGAGGGTTGAAGCAATCTCTAGGTTCGTACAAGAAACTGGTAGAGCTCCACAAGACTGGTTTACATACCAGCAGTTAAACACAGCCGAGATGGATGATATGACTGCTATTCGTGTAGATATGGCTGGGCAATACCCTGATCTTTCTAGAGAAGAACTTGACCTTTTAATTGGAAGCAAATACAAGCTTGATAGAGATCTTCACAGCGAAGAAGAAATCAAGTTGTCTACATTACAAATGAAAATTGATGCTCAATCTGCTAAAGAAAATATAGAAGAACTGAGACAGGACTTCCAAGCACCAGAGTATGAGAATTCAGGAGTACAAGACATAATAGATGATCAGTGGGTAGCTGAGATGTCAAACGAAGTTAACCAAATGGAAGGGTTAGAATTTGACCTAGGCAATGGTAAAAGCTTTACGTATGGTATTGATGATAACTACAGATCTCATCTAATTGAAAAAAACACTCAGTTAGAAAATTATTTTGATCCTTACGTCCGTGATGACGGTAGTTGGGATTATGATAAGCTGTCATCTCACCGCACCGTTGTTGACAACATTGATAAGATTGTTTCGTCTGCTTACAGACAAGGAATCAGCGATGGTCAAAGAGGTGTAGTTAGTAATGCAGCAAACATATCATCTGGGACACCGCAACAGGCTCCTCAATCAGAGAATCCTCTGCAGTCTCAAATGAAAAATATTTTACGAGGTAATAACTCAAAACTAACTTTTAAAATCTAAAACTAGAAAACAATGGCTACTATTGCTGCGGCGGCAGGTGGTGTGGACGGAGCTCCAGCTAACTTGCGATTAACGCCCGAAACTTATACAACTATTGGTACTCTACTAGACCATAACAAGGATTTTGTAATCCCTGAATTAGTAGAAGTATACGGTGATCAAGGTATCACAGGTATGCTTAAAATGACAGGTGCTATCAACTCTGGTGGTACTTCTGACGAAGTACGTTACCACGAGGTAGGCCGTCGTCACAGACTTGTAACTGGTGTTACTGACAGTGCTGATGACGATCAAATTACTCTTTCTGTTACTGCTGATTCAACTGATGGTACTGCTATCGGTCCTAACGATGTGGTTATGGATAGTGCTAACGGTCAGCGCTTCGTTGTTATCTCTGCAGATGGATCTCCAACTGCTGCTGATGACTACGTATTAATGACTCTTGATGGTGCAGCTGCATCTAACAACTCTACTTCACGTAGCTTTATCGTACTTGGAAACATGTACGGACAAGGTACTGAGCAGCCAACTCACTTCACTGATGCTGACATTGTTAAGCGTCAGAATCCATTTATGATTGTTAAGGATCGTTTCCAAGTAAACGGATCTCAAGCAACTAACATTGGATGGGTTGACATAGGCGGAGGAGAGTTCCGTTGGTTCATGTACGGTGAGCAAGAGGCTCGTAAGCGCTTCGAGGATCGTCGTGAAATGATGATGCTATTTGCTCAAACAGGAAACGATAACAACAACACTCAAGCTACTTCTGCTATCTACAACGGTAACGCACAGGCGCACGGTGTAGGTTCAGAAGGTTATGTTTCTGCTGTTGAGAACAGAGGTATCGTTGTTTCTAACGCTAACGCTAACCCACTTGATTCATTTGCTGAGTTGGATGATATCATTCTTGAGTTAGATAAGAACGGTGCTGTTCCTGAGTACGCTATGTACTTAAATAGAAAGCAGGACCTAGCTATCGACGACATGCTTGCTTCAGGTGTTTCTACTGGTGTTACTGCTGGTCTAAGTGGACAGTTTGGTGCATTTAACAATGACGCTGATATGGCTGTGAAGCTTGGATTTAAGTCGTTCACTCGTGGTGGATACACTTTCCACAAGCATGACTGGAAGCTTCTAAACGATCCAACTCTTCTTGGTGCTACTAATTTCTTACAAGGAGCTATGGTTCCTCTTACACAAGTTGCAGACCCTAAGACAGGATATAAGTCTCCTGCTTTATCTATGTACTACAAAGAGGCTAACGGATACTCTCGTGAGATGGAGCACTGGGTAAGTGGTGGTGGAGTCTTAGGACACACTAACAACGGTGACGCTGGTCGTGACGTTGCTACGTTCCACTACCGTTCAGAGATTTGTCTTGTAACTCGTGCTGCTAACCAACACGTTCTTATCAAAGGATAATATTAATCTTATAAACAATTAGAAATTATGGCTTTAAAAGGAGAAAAATACTTATACTTTAGAACAGTTACAGCTGCAGGCGATGACGATCAGGGTCAAGACTCTGTTTGCTACCCATTAAGCAAGTTTGTTGGATTTGAAATGGGTTCATTCGGCGATGCTGATGCAACTGCAGATGAAGATTTGTTTACTATGGTTTTTGAATCTCTACACAATAACACTGCTGGAGATGATGCAAACTATGACACTATTGCTATTAACATTACAACAGACAACAATGCTAAAGCTGTTTGGCAAGGTTTGATTGAAGCTTTCAATTTAAGCAAGCAATCTTTCCTAGTTGTAGGTGATGATGTTACTGGTGAATACTTACATTCTGATATTGAATCTGTTGGTGCAATTACATTGGTTGACGCAGGATAATATATCTTACACTACACAAGAAAGGGGCTTCGGCCCCTTTTTTATTTGTTCGTATATTTGTGCGTAATTTAGTACAATGAAAAAGTTTTTTTTATTCAATAGAGAGTCTTTAAAAAAGACTAGCTCTAGAGCTTCTGATACAGGAGTTGGTCTTAGCACTTTTGCTGTGCCTGCAGACAACCTATCTTTTATTACAGCAGCTAAAGGAGCTATAAATATTACATTTAGTAATACATCTTTATATGAAGATCACAACCTTTTAGAAGGTGAAGCTATAGAAAAGACTAACGTAACAGTATCATGCAACGAAGGTGAAGAGGTTGCATTTATCGAAAACATTCTTTCATTTATTGTTGCTGATAATGCAGCTAGTATTATGCGTTTTGATGCGTCAACTGGAAAGTCTTCATTTGATAAGGCTGTCTTGGTTTCTCCTACTGATATACTTGCAAAAGTAAAAACAACTCCAACAGTTATGACTACTGGAGAAAGGAGTAAAGGAACAGACTCCACTGAGTTTCAACGATCTATAGGAGATATATTTTTTGGAGAAAACTTACCTACCTTAGATTTTAATCATGAGGGTTTAAGTATATACTCAAATAATGATGAAGTAACTTCTTGGAATAACGCAGGGACAAAAGGAGTAACTCACTCTATTGCAGCAAATGTAGGGGATCCAAGAATGAAGGTTTCTGCTGCAGCAACAGGATTAGCTAAATCTTCTGTACTTATTAGTCTTGATGATTATTTTGTAATTCCTAATTCATTTACAGCTAAAGAAGATTACACTTTATATGTAGCTTATAAACCATCACCATCGAGTTTCGGTCAGGGAGTTCTTTATGGTGATGATGACGGAGAGACTGTTGGTTTTTGTTTTGGCAAAACTGTTGAAGACGAAGTAACTGCAGGTATTGGAAAAGCGGCAATGGCAAAAAGCACGTTTAAAGTTCGTCACGATGGTAGAACTGGAGAAATAGCTTCAGTTAGAACTGATAATGTAAATGAAGATACAATTAGTTACGTATTCCCAGAGAATGCAGATAACAATTCTACCGATGAAACATGTCATGTGTTTGTTATACGTAGAGATAAATCTTCTAATATGTACTTACATAACAGATCTGGAGAGCTGGTTGCATTTATCAAGGGGTTTGATATCTCTCAAACTGCTGGAGGCAAACAAACTGGTGCAGCCAGAATGACTGACGGAGATCTTCTAATTCAACAGCTTGGTAGTGCTAATGAAATGGTTGCAACTTCTGGAACAAACTTAAGCTTTAAAGGTCATCTAGCTAGATTTGGAGTAATAGAAAAAGATATTGGACCTGCTGCAGCTTCACAGCTAGCACAGGATCTTTTTAAGTTATATAATTTTTAATTTATTTTAATATGGAACAAAAAACAAGAAGGGCTCCTGAGCGCCCTACAACTACTGAGTCTGTTGTAGCAGAACCAGTGGTAGCTAAGGAAACAGTGGTAGAGGTGTCAAAGCCTAAATCAAAAAAAAGAACGATTAAAAGATCGGAAGAAAAGCTTACACACTCTGAGTATGAAATTATTAGAGGTGGAGGCATTGTATTTATGTTACCTCAAAAAGGTGTAACTATATACGACTCTGAAAAGGATTCTGTAAGAGAGATAAGGTACTGCCCTAACGAGCCGTCTATATTTGTTGATGAACAAAGCAACAATGCCTTAAAACAAACTGTAGCTTTTAGAGACGGTAGATTGTTTGTACCAAAAGAAAAGCCAAATCTTAGAAAGTTTTTAGAGCTTCACCCTGCTAATCAGGCTAATGGAGGTAGCACATTTAGAGTCGTTGACAAAAGAAAAGAAGCAACTGTAGAACTAGAAAAAGAGTTCTTAGTTTCAGACGCTGTGTCTATCGTAAGAGATAGAGAGATCAATGATCTTCTTCCTATAGCTATGTACTTTGGTGTAAACATAAACTCTCCAGTATCAGAGATTAGGTACAATCTATTAAGGATTGCAAAGTCTAAGGCTAAAGAATTTTTAGAGTGTCTTGATTCACCTCAAGTTGCTTGTAGATCTACAATTCAACAAGCAAAAGATTATCAGATACTAAAGATGAAGTCTGACGGAGTATACTGGCATGATTCTAATAAGCTTATAGTGTCTGTTGCTGTAGGGCAAAACGCTCTTGACACCATGATTAGATTCTGTTTAACAGAGAAGGGAGCATCCACCCTTTCTCTTATAGAAGAACGACTAGATAAACTGTCATAAAGAAAGGCCCTGAAAGGGGCCTTTTTTCTTTTTGTATATTTGTATTATGATCAGCGTAATAGAAGTATATAATACAGTAAGGGATCTTTGTAACAAAGACCAAAAGGGTTTCGTAACGCCCAACGTATTTAACTCTTTTGCAGAGGTAGCACAACAAAACATTTTTTCTGAAATGTTTAAAGAGCTTGTAGCTGCTAAACAACTAAGAAGATCTAACTTTGATTCTGAGGGTAAAGACTCTATATACAGAGGAGTGCAAGATGACCTATCTAATTTTGTAGAGCAAGATGTTGTTAACTCAACTTCTTTAGGTCAAACATTTGCCGACTCAAAGGTATTTAAAAGACCAGACAATACTGCAAGAATTATCTCTATTGTAGTTAATGACTCAGACAGGACTCCAGTTGAACTAATCTTTGATACTGATAAGATTACACACATACTTAATAGTAAGCTGTCTGCTCCTACTGCTAGCTACCCTGTAGCTTTAGTGTCTAGACTTATCGAGATATTCCCTACAGATATAGATAGTGTGGTTGTTAATTACTACAGACAGCCTGCTGGGCTTTACATAGCATCAATAGGAGGTTTTAGCAGTGGTGATGTAGATAGAGATTCTGGCCCTAGAATAGTAGCTCAGTCTAACGACATATCTGGATTTATTATACCAGACGTTTTGGCTAGTAGAAACTTCGAGTTACCTGAGCATTATAAAAATGAACTTATATCTGAGATTGCTAAAATGATTGGAATTAGATTAAGAGATGATTTTCTAACCAAGTATAGCCTCACACAAACAACTAACGAATAATGGCGTACCAAGACGTATCTTCTAGCGGAATGAACTATGTTACCTTAAGTCAACTTTTAGGTGACTATAAAATTACTGTGGATACAGATGACTATGGTGCTAATGTATCTGACGCAGCATTAAGAAACTTTGCGTTAAGAGGTATCAGAGAGTTTGGTTTTGACGTTACTAGCAGGATAAAGTCTGTTAAGCTAGATATAGATACATCTAACAATACCGTTGCTTTGCCTGATGACTATGTGGATCTTTTGAAGATAGGGGTGGTAAGTGATGATGGTGTTTTAAGAACACTAGGGCAAAACAAACATATTAACTATAGCAGAAAGTTTGAATCAAACTCAAATGATTTTGACAGTCAGGAGGGTCCTTTGAACATTGATGCTAATCTAGTTAAAGACAAAGAAGACGACAAGACAGCTACAAGTTCTAGTAACGAAAACTATGACTACTATATATTTGAAAACTATCTGTACCAAGGCGGGGTAGGTAGGCTATATGGTGTAGGAGGTGGAGCTAGAGCTGGTGACTATAGAATAAATTTAGACCAGAACAGAATTGAAATAGATACAAACTCAAACAGCTCTAATGTAGTAATAGAGTATGTATCTGATGAGGCTAGATCTACAAACCCAGTTATACATGTGTATGCTGAAGAAGCTTTGCGTTGTTACATACATTACAAGATCTGTGAAAGAAAGTCAACAGTTCCTGCTAACGAAAAAGCAAGAGCTAGATCTGAATACTACAACGAAAGGAGAAAAGCAAAAGCTAGACTCAACAACTTTAGCAAAACAGAAGCACTAAGAACTATTCGCAAGAACTTCAAGTTAGCACCTAAGTATTAATGATTAATAAAGTAGTACCTAGAAAACTTAACCAATCTTCAGACTCAAAGATTAGGAGTAAAGAAGATATGATAGATGCTCTTAACGTATCTATATCCTCTGATGAAAGAAACTCAGAGGGTAATGAAGGTGTTATAAAGCCAGTAAAAAGCAATGTGAATATATCTGGGACAGCTTTTGATTCTGACGGATCTAAGACTGTGTTGGGTAAATTAGAGGATACTAAGAATGATGTAGTGTATTTCTTTGTGCACTGCACTGATCAGAACAAAAGCGGTGTATACGCATACGATCCTAATAACTACTTTACAGGACACAATCCTGATGAGATTATCGAGTTATTTACAAATGCTGAGTTTAACTTTGATCAAACTTCTTTTGTTAAAGGAGACGTAACCTATATACAAACTAAGAGAGAGCACGACGGCGTAGTGTACGAGGACACTCCGCTATTGTTCTTTACTGATAATATAAATGAGCCTAGAAAACTAAATGTTTTAAGAGCTTACTACGAAGAGTTTGTTCAAGACTATGTTGTCGGAACTAATTCTATCAAAGATTTTATAACAGCTTGCCCAAAGGCTCCATCTTTTCCTATAACTTTTGAGTTTGTAGCAGATGAAAATCTGCCATACAGTGAGTTTAGAAATATTAACGGGTTTCAGTTTGCTTACCAAATGATTTACAAAGATCAAAATGTAAGCGCTATATCAACTATATCAGAGATAGCTGTACCTCCATCTTATATTACTCATGGGGCTAGTGAGCTTCCAATGCCTTTAAATCAGCATAATGTTTGCAGGTTAACAATACCTATTGACGATATGTCATTTGAGGTAGAGAAAGTTAAAATATTAGCACGTAGAGGTAATGATGGTCAGTTTTTTGAAATACAAGAAGTTGACACCACACCAGCTGGCATTACTCTTTTAGGAGTTCCTCCTGACGCTATTTTAGATTTTCTTCAAAACAACAACCCTTTAAATTTAGGAACTAATACGGAGTTAGTTTTTGATTTTAAAAACGACACAGTAAATAAAATAGTTTCTAGTGAAGATCAGTCAAAACAATTCGACACACTTCCTAAACGTGCAGAGGCTCAATCTATTGTAGACAACAGATTATTTTATGGAAACTATGTTGAGGGATTTGACAATGTAGAAACAGATGCTACTATAACTCCTGTATCTTTTGAAAGAAGTTTAGACTTTACAGACTACGAATTAAAAGTACTTCCAGCTACATGTGCTTCAGAGGTTTTTTCTGATACAGCAACTGAAGAACAACTAACAGGTCCTGTGCTTACAAAAGTAAATAAAAACTCTGCATTTGTTTTAGACCCAATAGACATACCTGAGGTTGGAATTCAAGCTGGAGATAAAATAAATTTTTCTTTTTCAATAACGCCAAATCAAAACTGGCACGTTTATAATGTTGAGGATGATGAAGATGATGGCAATATTCTTCATAACACGCGTCAGTTAGGAGATAGATTTAATAAGCCAGAATCTCCTGAAAGCGGTAGTCCGTTTTATGTTGAAGAATTAGGAGCAAACTATGATAAATTCTGGCAGTCTAGTATTTCAGATGGTGGTAGCGCTGATCCAGAAGATCAATTTTCCGTTAGAGATACAGATGGTGTATCTAAAAACGATAGCGTCGACTTTCCTATAACGTGGAAAAGTGCAGATGGTACTTCAAGAGCGGCTACATATGGCACTTGTGTTTCTAATCCTTTAATTATCAAGGGAGGAGAGATAACTATATCAATAGTTATTGAAGCTACAACTACTGTATCAAGAACTGGCATAGTTGACTACATAACACATTTAATAACTGGAGCAGATTTACCTGCAGGTTTGTCTTCAAGTGCGTTCACGGTATTAACAAATAATATAAACAACACTTATACTTTTGATTTAGATCTTGAAAGTGGACAAGAGTTTCCTATGTCTTCACAGTTTGGAAAACTAATAACTATTTGTGGTGATAAAGTAACTGCTGGTACTTCAGGTAAACAACAAGGCTGTTTTATCGTAGACAAAGCTACTGTTGAAATGGGATTCTTTAAAGATAATTTATACAACCAGCCCCTTGACACAACCCTCAACGTCAGTAATGGATTTAGAGGAGAGGGTAGCGGATGGGACAATGATTTAGGTGAACCTATAAAAAGAAGAATAGGTGTTTACATAAAAAATATAACACAAGCAACTACAAAAACTTGTTTAAGAAGTGTGGTTCCAAACAGTCTTTGGAGAGCATTTGATTTTAATACAAACCAATTTTTTACTCCTGTTTTAAATCATGGAGCTGGATTACTTCCAGAGGACTCAAGTCAATTTGAAACTCAACAACAATTAATAGCCGATCAGTTTACTGAATCAGGGCCATTTACAAGGTTTATAGGAAGACTAGAGGGTTTTAATTTTAACGGAGAAGACTCTGAAGGTAGGTCTAGATTTAGTTGCTTAGACGGTCTTGGTTGTTTAGGTGGGTCAGACGGAGCTCAATTTGATGATCCAAGTGAAGACAACCCGTCTGGCGGGTTTAATGTAGTAGATGGGCAATTTTCAAACGATAGTGACTATGATCTAACAGACGTAACTTTAGGTTTTGATGGTATTTTTCCTATAATTGGTTCTGGAGGTCAATTACTAGGATCTGCACAAATGAGAAGAATCGTTGTTTCTAACGCTAACGCTAATGCATTCACAGCTAATACAGGCGCTATAATAGATAACAGTTTTCCAATAATTCCATTTATAAGAGAAAATAATATAGGTCTTATACAGGACGCTTCTACTCTTATTTTTACAGGGTTTGTCAATAGAGTTGCATCTATTTTTAATATTACCTTCTTTACACAACTACAATCAGATAGCTCATTTAGATCATTTAAAAGTGGAGCTAGCCATGCGTTTGGTGTAGTGTACTACGACCAAAGAGGTAGATGTAGTAACGTATATCCTATAGGTACAGCACTTTCACCACCATACTACTTGAGACAAAATGATCAGTACGGCAGGGTTGCTATGCAAATACAAATAAACCATGACGCTCCCGACTATGCTGAGACATTTCAAATAGTATATGCAGGAAACACATCTGTTTCTGATTTTGTTCAGTACAGTACTGCAGGAGCTTTTGTAGCAACAGATGATAGTTCAGAAAACAAAGGAAATATATTTGTATCTCTTAATCACTTGCAAGTAAACGATGATGTATCTTATACAGAGGCAAGAGGTAATAGATCTCCAGAGGGTGCAAGAGATATATACACTTATAAAGAAGGGGATATCCTTAGAGTAATATCATATTATGAATCATCAGACCCTGTTGAAGGTAGAATATTTGTAGATGATAGTCATGACTTTGAGGTTTTAGACTACAGGGTTCTTGGTGCAGATCCTCAAGAAAATCCTTTGTACGATTCTAACATCACTGATCTTGCTGGGGATTCTTTTGAAGCGCACAAAGCAAAACAAGGTGCGTTTTTAGTCCTTAAAAACAATCCAACTGCTTTAGGGTTTAATTTTGAGTCAGTAAAAGCTGGTGAGGGAGCTATTAATGCTCAATCTCACAACTGGAACAAAAGAACAGTAGTCGAGATATTTTCTCCTAAAGATGTAGCAGAAGAAGATGAATTATTTTTTTATGAGACATCTAATGTATTTCCTATATCAGAACACAACAATCAAATAACTATAGATAACGGAGATGTTTGGTGGAGAAAAGTTGCCGTTAATATGCCTAATGTTGCTTTCGATTTGTCTTCAGGTCTATTTAGCAGTATTATAGGAAACCCTGTATCGGCGGGCGGCGATGGTTCTGAGGCAAACTTTGTTTCTTACTCACTTGAAACTCAAGCATTTAACGATTCAGTTAGAAATGCAGATGTAACAGGAAAGGGTAAGACTAAAGTTATCGTACCTAATGACCAAGAGGTAAGAAGAACAGCATCAATATCCTTTTCAGATAAAAACAATCCAGCGTCTAAGCTGTTTACTATTACATCATTTAACCCTATTAAGGCTCAGTTCAAGGATTTACCTGCAGCACATGGAAGTATAAATTACTTAGTTGATCAGCAAGACTCGTTGTTTGTTTTGCAGTCTGACAGAAGTTCATCTGTTCCAGTAAACAGAAATATTATTACAACAGCGTCTAACGATCAGTCTTTAGTAGCAGCATCAAATGTTCTTGGCGTGCAAAGATACTATGCAGGTCAGAATGGGTGTGACGATAACCCAGAGTCTGTATGTGTCGTGGGAAACAATATATACTTTGCTAACAAAACATCTAGAGAGGTTTATAAATTTAATCCATCTAGTGGTGTTTCTGTTATATCTGAACAGGGAATGAAGTCTTTCTTTAGACTTTTATTCAAAGAGTTAGAAAATCAAGAGGGGTTGTCTAAGGTTGTCGGTGGATACGATCCTATAAAAGACGAGTTTATACTTAGCGTCTACAAACTTAATGTAACTGAAGATCAAGAGGTTGTTGAAGATCCACCTGATGTGGGAACTCCAGCAGCTGGAGCTCAAACTTTAGCAGAGGTTTTAGCTACTGAGGGTATTAGCCTTGAAGAGTTGGCAAGCATATTGTCTGAATTATCTCTTATTTCTAGTGTTGATCAACAAAATTTAAAGAGAGTTAGATTTAATTTTAACAATGATAGTGTTGTAGGCAGTGTAGATCTTTTAGCTTTTCTTGCTGTTCTTGAAAGTAATGTAGAAACTAACGATACAAAAGTACAAATTGAAATATGAGGACAATAGCATTTAACAATACAAAAAACTATTGGTCTACAAGATATAGCTTTATAGCTTCTTGTATAGCTTCTATTAAAGATCACATGGTTACAGCAAGGGCTAATTCTAGTGATCAGAATATTATATGGAAGCACGATGAATCTGGTAATGGTAACAATAACTTTTATGGGGAACAGTCTACATCTTTAGTAGGCGTTACTTTTAATGATAATCCTAGCCAGAATAAACAATATAAATCTTTATCTATAGAGAGCTCAGATGCTGTTAATGTACAGGGTATCAATACGTTCACTACTAACGGAGGGCCAGCACTAGACAAGTCAGCCGTCGTAAGAAGACTTACAGAGAGAGGTGGAGTTGTGTATGGTAATATAGGTACGGAAAGCAGAATAACAAATTCTAATGTTAGATTTTTAGGAATCGTAGAGTCTGTATCAGATCTTACAGATGTTTTTTCTTCAGATGTTATAGAGCAATTGGGGTTTGATGGTATTCCAACTGCTAAGTTTATTAAACTAAATAATATAGAGCATAGCGCATATAGCGCATCTAATGTATCTAGACTTTTACAACAAGATCAACTTCAAGAATTTGAATTAGATCCAACTGCAGGGCTACCTTTTGGTGGTCCTGATGGAGGTGGTGGTTTCTTTGTCACAATATTTAATGGAGGTGTTATTACTCCTCAACCATTTGCACCTGCTGAAGGAACTCCTTTGTTTATAGGGTATGTAGACATCAATGGAGAAGCGCCTAAAGGTCAAATAGCTGACTGTTTTGTTACGTTAGGTAGTAACGACTTTGAAGTGTTTGCGCTAAATGTTGAATATTCACCAACAGAATTAGACCATAGTAAATAATATTTTAGTATTTTTGTAGAATGAGTGAAGCATTAAAAAAGATTGGAGATTTTTTAAAGTCAGAAGAAGGAAAGAAGGGCATACAAGCTGTTCTTGCAGGTGGTGCGGATTTTTTTGCAAGCAGAGGTGCAGGAAGAGCAGGACAGGAAAGACTACAAAAAATAGGAAAGAAGCAGAAAAGAGAGGGTAGAAAACTTTATGAGGCTATGCTTGACAAGCTGCGTAAAGACGATTTTGTAAGTCAAGCTCAAAGAGATGTTGCTGAAGATACAAAACAAGCTGCTGAGGCATTTATAGATCAAACAAGAAGAAGGGGTGAAGGAACTGCAGCTGCTACTATAGACGCTCTTAGGGCTGACCCTAGGATGGCAGCGTTAGCTCCAAAACTTGCATCAAGCTTAGAAAGCAGCCTACAGGATGCAGAGCTAGCGGCTCTAGATAAAAGAACTGCAGCAGATGCTGCTGTTGCTGATTTAGAGCAAGAAGGTAGAGCGTTCCAGAGAAAATTAGATATGGCAGAAATGCAGAGAGGTGCGTTGGCTGCAGAGTCTGGCAGGCAGACAGAGCTACAAGCGATGCTCAATCAAGCTCAAGCAGGACCTCAAGCTGCTCGGTCAGGATTGCAAACTGCAATTAGTACTCTTGCTGCTTTAGCTGATCCAAAGGTTGACGATGATAATGATAATGATAATGAACCTACTACTGAAACTACTCCTGAAACTACTTCTGAAGTTGGTGGACTTTTAGGCTCTTTAAATGAGGTAGATGTACCCGCTGGTGAAGAAGGGATGAAAACAAATGGTGAGTTTAGTCACGACAGAAACCCTAAGGCTATTATAGATGAAGATACTGGAATAAAAGAAGGGGAAGTTACAGGGGGGGAGCTTATCTTTAACCCTGACCAATCTGAGTCTATGGAGAGTTTTATTGAAAAAGATGATGCAGAGGGACTTCTTAATTACATGAAAGATCTTCTATCTAAACCACAATTCCAACAATAATGTCTAACGGATTCGTATTTACACAAGGACTACCTCAAGCTGGTGGACAAGCACCTGATGCTCAGTCGGGCTTAGGTGACACCATACTACGAGCTGCAGCTTTAGTAGAGAGTAAAAAACAAGAAGCACAGCGTCAGTTTGAAAGAGCTCAAACTATGCTACGAAATGACTTAAATACGTTAGCTGGATTTGATTTATCTGTCGCAGGAACTGGACAAAGAGCAGACATGCTTAGACAGCTGGCTGAACAGGCTAGGCAAGACTTAAGAAATGCATCAGACCCTGTTGAAGCTGGAGATATAATTAATAATTTTCAAACTACGTACGATCGTTTTGTTGAGATAGAAAATAGTGTTGCCGACTCTAGGACAAACTATAATAATATAGCTAAAGCAACTGCAAACGAATTAGTTGCGTTTAATAGTGCGCTACCTTATAACCAAGAGTATGCTGTCCCAGACATTAATGCACAGGTTGCTGCAGAAGAAAAATGGAACAATCCATTTAATGATTACAAAGTTGGGGATAATGGTGAAATACTTGTACAGGTAGAAGAGGGTGGAGATTTTGTAAATGTTTTTGAAGCAGAAGCTTTACTTGATACATCCATGTTTCAAGTACAAACAAAAGAAGTAGAGGGTGGAGACTTAGACGAGTGGGCTAAAAGTTCAGCAACAAAAACAAAGATTGGATTTAAAGACGGTACTTGGAATGAGTCTGAAGCTATCAGGCTATTTGATACTCTTATAGATGACACAGAAACAAAATCTAACAAGTTTGATACTGGTCAATACCACAGACTTCAAGTTCTTAACTCTTTAAAAAGTAGTGGAAACGACTTATTACTTACTGATGAAGATAAAGCAAACTTCCTTGCAGGAAACTTTGATGCTATAGATGGGGAGACCCTTAATCAAGTGTTAGACTATGGTAGAAATGAGTTTGTTAGACTCTCTAAGTTTGAAACAAAAGGTGAACAAACACAAGCTGTAGATGACCAACAAGCTCAGCTTGATATGCTGTCTATCTATGGTGTAGATGCAGACGGAAGACCTCTCGGTAAACTAACTATTCAAGAAACAAATACTAAAGGTGAGGTTGTAGATATAGCCTTATACACAGCAAAGGAGCCTATAAAAGTTGAAGGCACTAAATACAGCGATGACGGAGAATATAGAGTTATTGGAGGTGGTGTAAATCTTAACGGAGATCTTATAGCTTCGGTAGAGATGACAACAGATAAAATTCTTTACGATGTTGTAGATGCAAACAAAAATGTTCTTGCAACATTTAGTAGTCAAGAAGAAGCCGAGGCGTATAAAAATAGTAAAGACGACAAAGACTTTCTTTCTGTAGCTATAAAGGAGGACACTGTAACGAAAACAGAAGAGATTGTTGTGTCTCCTTCTGGGTCTGGCGTTAGTAAAGAAGTGTATGCTCAAATACTGACTCAAGACCCTACACTCTTAAACTTAATGATTAACGAACAAACAACAATTAATCAAAGCATAGTTGCTGCAAGTCTTAAAGAGGTTGAAAACAAACAAAGCGAAAGTTTACTACCTATTGACAATCCAGATACTCCTTTATTTATGCTTTCTGAAGAAGCTCAGGAGGAAAGAAGACAAAGAGAACTTAATAAATAAAACAACTGCTAAATAATGAACGGAGATCAAAACATAAGTACTTTAGGTACGACTCTAGAACAAACTTATTCAGCGCTAGAAGGCAAGTATGAGCCACAAAAAATTGTTGAGCTTATGACTTCAGTTGGTTTTGAAGGGCAAGATGTTGTTAATTTTGTTAACAACAAATATGAAGAGGAAAGGATTAGACAGTTAGAAGAGCTAGAAAATCAACAGAAACTAATGGAAGAGCAGAGAGCTCTGTACGACTCCTTAAAAAAAAAAGATGGTGCATCAGAACTAGGTGGGGAACCTTCTGGTTTGCCGCAGGATGGTATGGCGCCTCAAGAAGTTCAGGAGCAGAAAAAACAAGAGGAACAAGCGAAGATTAAAGAGGAAGATGCTGTAGGTATTTCAGATATTAATGTACCTGAGCTAGTTGCTGACCCAAATGTATTCATTGAAACAGAGGCTATTAGAGGGGAGCTTGACGAACCAAATGTAACTCAATTCAAACAAGACCTATATGAAAACAGGTCTGATCTTATTAAAGAATTAGACGATCAACATCAGACAGCTTTTGATGCGGTAGGTATTAATAATTCTTTAACTGAGTTAAAAAAAATTTCAAATGAAATACTTTCGGGTGATGGAGTTATTGGTCTTCAAGATCCTGAATTTAATAAAGTAACAGAAAATTTAAAATACCTTCAGTCTAAAGGTCTTTTAACAGACATACAAATTAGAGACGAAAAGAGCGTTCCAGTTTATAGCGAAGTTAATTTTGAAAATATTATTGAGTCTATTGATGCCGCTTTACCTGAAAATATTTCAAACATATCTGGCATTCTTGATAGAGCTAATAACTTTAACGAAAGTATAGGTAGTGAGATAAGATACAAAACAGATAGTGATATTGATTTAAACCTATACTTGCAGTCTGCCTTTGATTATAGACAAGCTGAAGAGGAAGATATAGAAAATCAAGTAGCGAGTTTTTTATCTACATTTAGTGGAGAAGAAATAGAAGACTATAATAAAGGGACAGCTTTAAAAGTGCCTTTTTTTGGAAAGATTGTTGCTGATGCTATTGATGATATTCGTATTAGTTCTGTAGGTGTTGGTCAGTTTCTTGTAAATACATCTAGAGGCATGTATTCAGTTCCTTTTGAAGCAGGAGAAAATGTTGTTTCTGAAATGTTAGGTGAAAGTTTTGATCGTCTAGAAAGAAGAAAAGAAGAAAGAAGTCGTAGGCAAAGGGAATTGTTTAATATAACAGATGAGTTTGGAGCCCTATCTATGAGAGAAAAAATTATAGAGGGTTTTGTAAATGATGATATTTCTGCTGGTGAAGTTTTTGCTGGAGTATATACAGACGTTCAAAGAGACGTTGGATCTGCTATTAAGTCTATAGCTGAATTTTATATAGGTAAGGGAGTCCCTCTTGCGGTAGATGTTGCGGGTAGTAATTATGCTTACAATGAAAAGTACAACCCTCATATTAGTCACACGGAAAATACAATTACTTCTATATTAAAAGGTGGTGTTGAGATAGCAATGAATAAAGCTCTTACAAGGGTTGGCATTGGTGCTGAAGCAGCTGCAGGTAAGATAGGATCTAAAATTAAAGGTAGGTTTAGTAAAAAATCTGCGCTAGATAATGCTAAAAAAGAACTTAAAAACTCTGTAAAAAAAGTAAAAAATCAGAATCTTATTCAGGGTGTTGCTGGAGAGTTTGTAGAAGAGGCTATTGTAGAGCTTACTGGTCAGGTAATTGATAAGTCAGGAGATTTAATTACTGGTAGAGATGCAAGAGATATAAATATATACGAGATAGTAGATGCTGGTTTATCTGGAGCTATAGGAGGTGCTCCGATAATTGGTATAAGCAATATAGGTCATAGCAGAAAATTAAAAGAAAGACAAATTTATGTAGAGGCTATAGGCAGGCTGAAGAAGGAGTATAGGGAAGAAACAAACCCTAAATTAAAAGAAGTAAAAAAACAAGAACTTATCAAAGCGATGGTAGATATGCAGGTTATATCTACGGAAGAACAAGCTTTATATGATACTTTAAACGAAGAGGAACAGGATACTGTATTAGGGCTGAATCAAGAGCTATCTAGAATACGAGAGATCGTAGCCAGAGGTAAGTACTGGACAGGAGAGAAAGCAACTAAAGAAGAAATAAAATCTTTAGAAAAAAGATTTGCTTCTATTCTAAAGCAGAAAAAATCTATTGAAGATGTAGCCATCAAAAGGGCTGAAGATAGAGCGTCAGAAAAAACTGAAGTTGCTCCTGATGCAACCAATAAAGAAGCATCAGCTAAAACAAAAACAGAAAGTAAAAAGGACGCAGCAGAAAGAGCTAAAACTCCTGCAGCTACAGAAGGTGAACAACTTAGTTTGTTCGATGATGTAAGCGAGCTTGAGAACTACGACGAAACAAAAGAAACAGAAGTAATACCAGAGCAAAAAACAGAGGAGGTTGAGAAAGAAAGTGTAGACTCTAAAGAAGAAGTAGAGGGTTCTTCGTTTGATATAAACTCTGAGGACGTAGAAAACATTATAGAAGATACAGAAAATGTAGGAGACGGTAAAGGTAAAATGAAGTTATCAGTAGCCGCTGCTATAAAAAGATTCTTTACCTCTGACGCTGTTAAGCAGAGAGTTAAAAAGGTAAAGTACTTTAAGACTTACGAGGACATGGCTAGCTACAATCCAGAGGTAGCACGTATGATGAAAGAAGCTGAAAAAGATGGTAATGTAGTTGCAGGTTATTTTGATCCTTCTACTGGAACTATTCTTTTAAATGAATTTAGTGATACCTCTGATATAGCGGAAGAAGTTTTATCTCACGGATTGCTTATAGATGTTATAGGTAAAGAGTCTTCAGAAAGAACTAGGTTATTTAATGAGTTAAAAAAATTAGCTGAAACAAATAAAAAAGTTGCGCAGCTTATAAAAGATGTTGAAGATAATCCAGTTTATAAAGAGCAAGGTCAAGAGGCTATTGAGGAAGAGGCTGTCGGTAAGTTCTTTACACAGTATGCTGCGAATCCAGCTGCTTTTGATAGCCGTGTTAAACGTGCTATTATTGATTTATTAAATAAGATATCTCAAGCGTTTGGAGGTCCAGCAAACGCAATCAATAGTGAGGACAGCCTACTTCAAATGGCTAGAAAATATGAAGCAGCATATAGAGGTGTAGAAACTACAGTTGATGTACAACAAAAGACTGAAGAAGACATAGCTGAAGAGAAGACTGACGAGGGTAGGTTCTCTATAAAAAGAAAAAAAGAATTTACATATTTAAAAGACACAGAGCTGTTCTATACGGATTCTGAATATAGAATGTCTGAATTTACTGGTGAAGATAGATTGGTTAGCAGTAAGGAAAAGTCTGTAAAAGTAAATGACTACTTCCACTACAGAAACTTGTGGGCTAAACTTACTGGTAATGGTAAAGAGCTTGGTAGGATGGAGAATGTATTTTTTATTAAGGATGGTAAGAGATACAATGTTAAACCACCTAAACCTAAAACAGACAGAGATGGCAATATAATAAACATGCGTACTCAACCCACTATAATTCAAAGAGTTGTTCAATCTAGGTTGAGGGAAAAGGAGTTATATACTGAGTTGAGACTTCAAGTTATAAGTGCAGAGAATGACATGTTTGATTTATGGGAATCTTCTGGCCTCTCTAGTTTTACTAATGCTAGCAACTTCAAACCAGACATTGAAGAGGGGTCTATTAAGCCTACACTGGAAAGAAAGTTAGAGGCTGCTGTAATAGCTATGAAGAATATTCAAGCACTTATAGATATGGGTGTGACAAAAGAAGACTTAGAACCTTTAAGATCAGGTAGATTTGGAGTGATATCTAAAATTGATCACCCTGAGCTCTTCAATGCTAGTGGTTTAAAAATATTTCCAGACAACACAATAGATGGTGCTGAGCCAACAACAGGCAGATTCTCTATAAAGGAAAGACCAGCAGATATATTAACACCAGCTCAAGAGGATGCTATAAATTCTAGAGAGGGTGCTATGGTTGTTTCTATTACGGCATTTGAAGGCAAGCCTGCGCTAGTTATAGGGTATGATTCCTCAAACACAGATCAATCTGGTGTTAGAACATTAGAAGGAACTGCAGATGTAATATCACATAGAAACGCATCAAGTGCTGGAACAAGTGAATCTCTAATATCAGGACTTATGTCTAAGGAGATAGAGAATAATAAAATGCAAGAAGGAGACTCTGGAACTGTAGTTATTGCTTTTACAACTCAAGGATCAAAAAGTCTTGCAGGTAATCCTTACATATTTGATCAGGAAGGTAAGAGTCTTGTAGAAACTGTTGCTAATCTAGATCAAAATACTCAATCAAAAGTTATAGAATCTATAAATGAAAGTTTAGCAATTAAAAAAGGTGAGAGAACTCAAATAACAACAACTAAAAAAGGAAAGGGTACAGTAAAAAAACTTACACTTAAAAGCAGAGCTGTTAGAGTTTTACGTCAGTCAAGTGCCATTCGAGACAATGAAGACTTTAGAATTAGAATCATTGATGACAATAGAGCTTACAGAGAGGGAGGTAGAACCACTGGAGTTCAGCTAGAAAATATACAGGATTTAAAAACACTAATGTCTGCACTAGCATCTAAGACCTTAGAGGAAGAAACTGATGAAGCTAACGATACTTCTTTTCAGTTTAGAACTGAAATTTTAGATGTAATACTAAGTGAAGAAACAAGAAGCATTTTATCAGATGCGGGTGTTACTAGATATAATCAGTCTGTAGAAAGCATGATTACTGAACAGTATGCAGATAACGAAATAGTAAACTCTAAGTCTGGTGCTATAGTTGCGGTGAAGGAGGTTCCTTTTGTTGTGGGTAAAAACAGGAGGCCTACGAAGGATAGCATAGTCAGATATGATAGACCTAATCCTAACGAGGCTTTTAGCTACAAACTAAGCAGCCCTCTAATTAAAGAGGCTTTATCTAAAAAAAACAAAGGAGAAGCACTAGACAGCTTTGAGCAGAAAGCTGGTTTACTCTTATATGTTAAGGAGCAAGCTCTTCTTGAAGATGCCATGACCGATGTTAAAAAAGGAGAAAGTGGTCAGGTAGCAAGAGCTGCTACTATGCAGAGATTTGAAACAACTTTAGAAATAACCTCTGAAAATCAAGATACTGGAAGAGGATCTATAAGAAGAGATCCTAGAATTAAAAGAGTTAGAACAGATGTTGGAGAGTTCAACCTCAAAGACATGAGTAGGTTCCAACAAATAAGAAACTTCTTTTTAAGAAAGTTTGTAAGAAAGTATGAGAACATATATAGAATACAAGATGAAATAAGAAAAGGTTTAGATGGCTCTTTACCTGAGTCTCAAGACTTTAGAATGGCTGAAACTTTAATGTATGGTAAAGCTGCTAATGCTTTAGAAAAACTAGAAGAAAGGGTGGATGCCATAACAGCATTAATAAAAGAAAAAAATCTTTCTATAGAGGAGGTTGAAAATTACATGTACGCTTTGCACGCAGCTGAACGTAATGCTGTGATACAAGATCGTGATGGTAAGGATGAAGGTAGTGGTATGTCTAATGAAGAAGCTAAACAAATTTTAGACGAAGTTGAGGAGTCAGGTAAAACAAACGATATTCAGGAGGTTGTTTCTTTAATTAGAGAGATACAACAGGATACAAGAGATACAATGGTTAAGTTTGGACTTGAGTCTCAAGAGACTGTAGATGTGTTCCAAAATCAATTTGAGTTTTACGTACCTCTTGGTGGTATAGCTACTGATCAGCCAGACTCTGCAAAAAATCCATACCCTACTGGTGGGGCTGGAATGCACGTTGAAGGTCAAACATTTAAAAGGGCTGAAGGTAGAAAAACAAAAGCGCCTAATATACTAGCACAAATAATATCTCAAAACTCCGCTGTTCACATTAAAGCTAGAACAAACGAAGCTTTACAGCCTTTGTATAATTTGGTAAAAAACAATCCAGTAGAAGATTCTAAAGGTAAACCAGTATGGTATATTGTTCAGAAGCCAAAAGAGAAAGACCCTCACGTTGTAGGAGTTAGAGTAGATGGAGTTCAAAAGTTTATAAGATTTAAAGATCCTAGTTATGCTGAGGCTCTAAAAGGCATGGGTATGCAGCAAACAAACACATTTGTTAAAATGCTTAGAGTGCCTAACGCTTGGTTAAGAGCTTCGTTTACATCTCTATCTCCTGAGTTTATTATTACAAACTTTGCTAGAGATATTCAAGCTGCTATTATTAATGCTGCCGCAGAAACAGACAGAGAGGACAGCAGGATAAACGGTGAGAAAATACACAAAGATTTAAGAAAACTTGTAATGCCAGTTCTTAAGTCTTTAGGTAAACAAGCAATAGGCAAAGAGGATAAAATGGATCCTGTAATTAGAAGGTATTACAATGAGTTTAAAGAGGATGGTGGTAAAACTGGATGGGCATACACTAAAGATCTTCAAAGAATAGCTGCAAGTTTAGAAGCAGATTCTAAAGAAAAGTCCAAGATGCAGAATGTGTTTGGAAAACTTAATAACTTTAAGACAGCTATAGAAAATATAAATGATTCTGTTGAAAACAGCATACGTTTAGCTGCTTATATAGCTGCTAGACAGGCTGGTGTGTCTAGAGAAAAAGCTGCTGAGTTTGGTAAAAATGTTACTGTAAACTTTAATCAGCATGGAGAGTGGGGTCAAACCTTAAATGGCATATATTTATTCTTTAACGCTTCTATACAAGCCACTTCAGTTTTTGCTCGGAGTATGTTATTCCTTAAACCTAAGGTTGATCCTGAAGGATATCAAAGAAACTTTATAGAAAGAGTTAACGGAGCTCAAAAGATGGCGTTTGGTTTCGCTGTCTTTGGAGGTATGCTTACTCTACTAAATAGAGCAACGTCTGATGAGGATGAAGATGGAGTTTTATTTTACGATAAAATTCCAGACTACATAAAAGAAAGGAACATTATTATTATGAGACCTGATGGTAAAAACTATTTTAAGATTCCTTTGCCATATGGCTACAGCTTATTCCATACGGTTGGGGTTACAGCTACCGAGTATGCTGGTGGAGGTAGAACTTTTGCTGAGTCTACTCTGTTTATGGCTCATTCTTTTATAAATGCGTTTGTACCTATTTCGTTTGGGCAAGCTAAAGACTTAACAACAAAAACATTTAAGGCTGCACTCCCAACAGTTACTAAGCCAGCCATGGACATAGCAACGAATACCACTTACTTTGGCTCTCCTGTAACAGGCGAACAGATATCTTTTAATGAAGTCCCTGAATCTGAGCTAGCGTTTAGATCTCCTAAAGCTGTTCAAGATTTTTTTAAGTGGATGAATGAAGCCACAGGAGGCTCTCCTGTAGACTCTGGATCTATAGATCTAAACCCTGACAAGGCTTGGTATTATTTAGAATACTTTTTAGGTGGTACTGGCAGGTTTTTACAAAGAGGTTTAATAACACTGCCATTAAAACTGAAAGCGAAAGCTGAAGATAACGATTATAAGTTTGAGGCAAACGATATAATATTTTTAAGAGCATTGTATGGTGAGCCTTCTAAATTCTATGATGTAAATAAATACAACGAAAACGCAAGAAAGATTCAGGTGTTGTTTAAAGAGATAAAAGATCCTAGCGTAAGGCCATCTAGTCCAGCTGAAGGAAGATACAAAAACGTATCTACTCTTGAGCAAGTGAGAAAAGACATAGAGAAAAAGTTAAAGATGCTTAGAGCGGCAGAGAGAGAAGCTAGAAAGATAGAAGACTTTACTGAAAGAGGAGTAAGGATTCAAGAAATAAGAAATAAAAAGAATAAACTTTACATGCAGTTTAATAAACTGTATGATCAATACAGAAAATAATGAGTAAGAAAAAAATTAAAGACACCAAGCTTGGATCTTGGTTAGCAGAAAAAGCACCACAAGTGTTGGGTGTTGTTGGAGATTTACTTCCAGATAGCGGAGGTTTAGGTGTAGTTAAGAACCTTATAGATAAAGATGATACTGTAGACTCTGGAGAAGCTCAACAGCAGATTGATGCTGAGGTAAGATTTCAAGAGAATGTAACAGAGCGTTGGAAAGCTGACATGGGTAGCGACGTAAAGTTAGCCAAGCTTATACGCCCTGTTACACTTATATGTTTGATGGCTATGTTTATGATCACCATGATGATTGACAGCATGGATAATATAGCATTCAATGTTAAAGACTCTTATGTGTCTCTTCTTGAGTTACTTATGCTTACAGCATTTGGTGCATACTTTGCTGGAAGAACTATCGAGAAGAAGGGGAAGAACTAATCCTATCCCTTTCTTCTTTAAGTTGTTGTATTTTTTCCTCATACTGAGATATACGCCTGTCTATAACTGATATGTCATAGTCTCTAGCTACGTTGGTCATGTACATTTCACATATACCTTGTGCAGTATTGTACTTCTGAGCGTAACCTTTCCAATGAGTCATATTGTTTTCATGGTTTCTAACATAATAACAAACCGTACTTCTGTCTCTACCCAAAACTTTTGATGTGTTTGTGTCAGACATGTAGCCACGTAGAACAGTTCCAATAGCTGCTCTTACTTGTGTTTGCTCTGGATTTCTTTTATTTGTAGGTTCAATGTTAAGAGCTTTGTAAATTTCTTGGGCAGCTATAGCTCCCACATTCTGTAGTTGTGTTGACTTTCTCATCGTACTGGGCATGCGCCTCCTGCGCAATCTTGAATTTCTATATCGTTAATATTTAGTGAATTTAAAGATGTTATAGGTGTAACCTCTTTGACCATCTTATTGTATGTCTTTTTATCAATAGCTTCTAGAGGAGCTTGATCAAAGCCATGATCGTTGTGAAGTAAAAAGCTGACACTCTTTACGTTAACGTAATTGTTTTCAAGCCATTCTTTAATAGAGTCTAGCTCTTCCTTTCTGTAATAGATAGTTACAGATACAGCATTGTCACTCCACTCTTGTTGAAGTCTTTTAATTACTTCTAGTTGATCAATAGCTGACATCTCATCAGCAAGCATTGTACCTTTAGGGAACTTGCATGGAAAACTAACAACCACTGTAGAGTGATCTTCAGTACCATCAAAGTTTCTTACGTACTCTATGCCATACCCATTGTTCCTGCAAACGCTGACAAGCTCGCTATCTGCAGCCATTCTGATTCTTCTAATGTATTGTTGAGCATATGCGGGGTGAGCGCCTGATGTAACGCCAGCAAGTAAACTAAGCGTTCCAGATGGTTTAACTGTTGTAAGCTTAATAGATCGTGGAAAACCACAACTCTTTGAGTATTCTTTATCATATTCGCGAAGATATAAATAACAATCCGATAACCAAAATCTTTGTTCTTCAGTAGCTTGAAGGTATCCAGTAACACCAATACCCATCCTCATGTTCTTGTGAACTATATCTTCAGTCTCTTTTAACGAGCATGGTATTGATAAGCTGTGCTTATTTATTCTATACAATAATGTTGCCACCTTCTTTAACTCTTCATAACTATCTATGTTTGGCAGAAATATCTCTGCAAGACAGCATGTTTCGTAAGGAGCTAGTGATTGCTCCGCACACGGATTGAATCCCATTACATCTGGATCAGGGTATTGTACTTCACCTATCCTACCCATACGTCTTGATGCTTCTAGGTTTATCAAACCATATGGCTCTCCATTACCTTCATAGCCTTGCCAGAACTCATCTGGTAATTCATTAACATCAGAACATATAACAGAGTTATTAGACATAGCCCTCCAGTTAGGTATACCTCCTAAGTCCCAACGCTTTGCACGTAGATATTCTAGGTCATCGTGATCACCCAACGCAATCTGAGCCGACCTTCTTACATTACCTGCGACAACAATCTTACCTATTATATTCATGATATCTAAGCAGTCTACAGGTCTTAATCTTTTGCCTGATCTTGTGTTTAGAATGGTGTTTATTTCTTTCATACCCCAAACTAAATCCTGAGGACCACTAGCTGTACCGCCGAATCCCTTAATCTTAGACCCCTTAGATCTAATTAAATGAGTTGCGAATGTAAAACCCTCACCAGTTATAAATGAAGCCTCTAAAACTCTTCTAAGTAGTTCTACCCAACCTTCTCTTGAGTCAGGAACAATAAAGTCAGCATCATTTACATCATCTCTAACAACCTTAACTTTCTTTTTTACTTTAGGTAGCTGATAAACATTCTCTCTTTGTATGTTAAATCCTACACCTGATCCTAGCATAAGCATTTCAAATGCCCATGTAAACGGTCTAACAGGTTCGTCCACCACTGTGAATGCACAGTTTTGAAGAGAAGGCAAACCTAATTTGTCTACAGTTTTTGTGCCAAGCTGCCAAAGAAATCTACCAGCAACAGTTCCTTTAAGTCCCATCATCATATTCCTGATGTCGTCTTCTTGAGATTTAGTAAAGCCGCATCCCAACTGTTTGTCGCATGCAGATATTACTCTTTCAATAGTCTCAGGCCATTCCTCTGTCCTGTCTTTTGTCGGGCGAGAATATGTACGCTTGTAAGTAGCGTAGCCAACCTCACCCCAAGGTATATCCTTAGGTGTTGTCATTGTTGTAAAAATTTTTGTTTTTAAAAAAAGGGTTGCTAAGATAGTTCATAAATCATAATCTCGCCAGTATTTGGGTGATTATATTTTACGGAGGTCTTAGCTCCTCCTGACGCTGTTATATCCTCCTCGTTCCAAGGTATATACACCATGCTTGACAGGTCGTCTAAGTCGTGTAAAGTAACGCTAGTTATAACATCTTTCTTACCCCACTTAGCTCTAGTGTATAGTTTTTTGTATGCTTTTTTGTAGCTATCTACATAATCTTTAGATATGTTTGATCTACACCAATCCAAGCATTCTTCTCTATCAAATCTAAAAAAACCACATAGATCTTCTATCTCCATAGCAATCCAAGTAGCATCACCCTGCATCCATCCTTTCTCTCCAGCTGTATTTTTAAACTCAAGGCATATCGAATCAGCACGCTTCTTTCCTTTAACGTCAACGCCTAGTGTTTCATCTGGACCATGCCAAAAGTCTACGTGCCTA